ACTTTTTTCACCAGCTCATAAAAAGCACAAGTTTTTTCTTTTTCTTTTCGGTCATAGACTTTTATGCACATCGCATGATAATTGCATTCTACAACAAGGCTTTTGTGTCTGGATAACTTAGACCGGCACCAATACATAAGATCATGTTCACCTATTTCAAAATCAAACACATACCCGGTAAGACCGTACATATATTTTAATTCTGTATATTTTAAGTTGTATTTTTTAGCGAAAGATATAAATGTTTTGTTCATTTTTAGACCCTCCAATTTAGGAAAACAGGCGGGAAAGCCCCGCCCGGAATTGTTTTATTTAGTTCAAACAAGCGTTTATTTTTTCTTTCAGATGCGGGAACGCTTCACAAATTTCTTGTACGCTGTCCGCGTAATAATCACCAACCATTTTACCGAAAATTCTAATATTACCAGAATAAAAACAGCCTAAATCATTAAACTGAATATCAAGTCCGGTTGCCTGTTCCTTTTTGTCGTTGTACCACATATCAATCTTGATCATGTTTTCTTATCCTCCTTAAATTTTTGTTAAAAGACCGCCGGGGAAATGCTCCCCGGTACGCTTGCCGGCCTAATTGAATTTAACTTCAAGCGGCTTTACAATTCCACTTCTTAATTCTTCGAGCGCGATTTTATTAACTTCATTTTTGCGATAATCCACCTCGTAAGAATCAATAATTTTGTTTTGAATGTTCATTCTTGCATAAAATTCTTGTGTATCATCTTCCCAGTACCAGACAAAATATGTATGCAAGATATAATTCTTATCATCATAGACACGTTTACAACGTCTTTTACTGCCGTTCATCAAGAAAATATCTTCTTGCGCGTTTAATGCGTCAAATTCTATATCAGAAAGATGATGTTCTATTTCTTTGTATGTCCATATAACAGCACCGCCCCATGTATTTTTTTCGGTCACAACTGCTCTTTTAGTTCTCAACCATGCTTGCATATCTTCTTCAGTCCTCCATGCATAGCTATTCATTCCAGCTTTAGAAGCAAAATATTGATAATCTCTGTTGTTTTCTGCTTTTCTATATGACAAATAATATTTATCATGTGTTTTTGTGGAAAACATTTCTTTATTATCGTTGCACTCCCACAAATTAACTGTTGCAGTAAAATAGATTCCGCCATTTGCGCAAGCCCCAGCATTTCCCCAAGTCCAAAAAGTATTGCTTGACATGCCTTTATATGCAAATTCGTTTTCTTTGTGATGGTTGAATGCACCGCCTGAAACACTACCACATAACTTACTATCACAAATACTCAAATGCACTCCGGCATTTTCACAAAGTTCTATATTTCCCCCTCTCTTCATTGTCGCGGTTGCTTTTGGGAAATATTCTCCGTATTCGTTTGTATACTCTACTACATCATATTTTTGAATAACGTCTATAGAACGTGATCTTTCAATCATTTCGATAATGCGGTTTACTTTTTCCACGTCTGATTCATCAAGCCCATAATAGCTGTCGAAAAGCTCGTTTTCTTTCTTTAATGTTTCAAGTGTGTATTTTTTCATAGTTCATTTACCTCTCTTTTTATTTTTTTAAAGTCCGGCGGTTGCGTTGAGGCTACGGATTGACCGCCGCCGGAGAAATTAATTGATTTTTGTATCTGTCCAGATATTAAGGATTGAGCGAAAACAGTTTAATTCGTCAACCAGAAAACCGCCGTCATTAATATGAAATATTGCGCGTTCTCCATACTCTTCATTGATGTCCTGAACATAATTGTAAAATTCTTCGAACCGCTCTAAGCGGTCAAGATCAAGTATGTACCACTCGTGTTCACTCGGGAGCGTTTTTATAAAGTCCTCTGCATTTGCCGGATAAGCAAATAAACCAGCAACGCTTATTTTGCTTCTGCGGTCGTCTTGTGTACTGCGGTCGATCATTGTGAACACCGCCCAGTTAAGCTTGCTTAAATAATCTTTATTCATTTTGTCTTTCCTCCTGTTCTTTTGTTCTCTTCGTTGATATTATAATACTATAATTAAGCACTAATTACAATTGACATAATAGCCAAATTAAGCACTAATTATAAGAGGCGAATTGTGCAATTTTATTAAGCACTAAAATCATTGACAATTAAGCACATGTATATTATAATGAAACAAAATAAAGGAGGGATAAACATGGCAGAATTAACAGCAGAAGAAAAAGCGATAAAAAATAGAGAAGCAGTTAAGAAATGCATGAAAAATAAGGATAGAATTAATGTGATCTTACCGCAGGGAACACTTGACAGAATAAACGCATACGGACTAAAAACCAACGCTTTTGCGAGGGAATTAATTCTTGCAGAACTTGATAGAATGGACAAGATGAAAAAATAATAAATTAAGCACAAATTTCTATTGACAATTAAGCACTAATATTATATAATAAAGACAACAAAAGAAGAACACCCCAGACGGGGAAATATAGGAGGGTAAGAAATGCAGGAAATTTACAGAAGTTTCGAGGGAAAATTAGACGTCGATTGTCAGGACGGATATATTATTCTCGAGTTAAAAGAAAGATACCAGATTGAATGGTTGAGTATCTGGGGGAAAACTAATAAGATTCGAGTTAGAAAAGATTTGCTTCCGGTGGAAGATTTCGGAAATGCTTCGAAAATATCTGAACTTTTTACGGATATTTCGCATGGATGTTTAAAAGGATGCATGTACTATTACAAAAACTCGTGGTATAGCTATGAAAAAATACTGGAGATTCAAAGGAAAAACCAAAGTAACAACTGGCAGGCGTATGTATAAAACAAACGATTAAACAAGGGAGCAAGAGAAACAAGCCAAAATATTTGAATACAAAAAAGCCCTTGGAAAATTCCAGTGGCTTATATCATGCTTTTTGTGGCGGCTTTTAGGACAGGTACAGAACTGCCGCCGAAGTCCTGACATAATTATTCATAGCACAATATCATCAAAAAGTCAACGACAAATTTTTACTTGACTTTTACGAGTCGTTCTGTTATGTTCAATACAACGAAGCCGACGGAACTCAGGAAGGGGCAGGGCTGACAAAGCGGATCGTAACTGAATACGAAAAAAATATAGCCAGATCATGCCGGATCAGATACCGGAAGGTCTGGCTTTTTGTGTGTTCAAAATGCCCTATTATAATATTATATATATTAATATTATGGATTATGAATATCTATAATTATAGTTATTCCCTGTCCCTTCCTAGATTCCAGAGGCTGAGTTGATTAATATAATATTGTATATAGTATATATAATATACATAGATATAGTATATGCTGTTATATGAGATTGACTAAAAGTTTTAAATTAATAGTTGACAGAATAACAACTTGTATGTTAATACTGTTAATAGAGATACAGATACAGGCCGAAAGCGAGAACGAACCGCTGGAGGACTGAACCGGTTAGCTACTGGACAACGAACCAGAGCCGACCGGCTTTTTTTATTTATAATGGTTTAATAGATTAACGTTATAAAGTGAGGTGATACAGTGAAAAATTCAAATACTATAACAACATCCCAAAATATAGAAGTATATGAAAACAAAATATGGTTATTGGTAGATGAATATATAAACACTGTATTATGCATACATCAAGAAGATTATGACAGTATAGAAAAGTATAAAAAAGATATAGCTAATAATCGTATTGATATGTTTTTTTATATTGCTGATCATATTGAAAAACCAAGTAATAATGATATAGAACTATTAGACAGTATATTTAATATATATATACGTGTATGTGGTAGATATGGTATATCACCTACTTTGCAAATGTTTGGAATATTAGTTGGAATTAATAACATGACGTTTAGCGATTGGGCGAACGGAGACTACAGAACCGCCTCAACGCATGGCATAACGGTGAAAAAATGGAAAGAAACATGTGGAGCCTTTGCGTTGGATAAGCTACACAACCAGGATGGCACGAATGCCAACTTGATATTTGCTTGTAAAGTAGCTTATGGCATGGCAGAAACGGCACCAATTCCAGCAGGACAGCAGCAGGGCATACCGCAACAGACAGCGCAACAGATCGCAGATAAATACAAAGACGTTCTAGAGCTTCCAGAGATGGAAAAGCCGGAGTTATAACAGAGTGGAATGTACACAAGATCATTGAAATGTACGCAGAGCACGAACAAACAGACCGAAAAGCGGTGGACATGGCAACATTTAGTAAATATGCACATATATAACAGTTGAATTTGTGCATGATGTATAGAAAATCAAGGTAATCTATCGAACAAATCTGTGTTTGTCGTATAGATGAAATGATAAAGTCATTGACACTCTATTGACCGTTGCCGAAGGCATCCGAAAAGTAGCGCTAAGACCGGGACAGTGGAAACCAGAAACAGACCCGGGAGGGGGTGTATATGGATGCCCTGAACGGCCTAATGAGTGCCCCGAGTAAATCTGATTTATTACTTTTGTCCTACATAATAAGGAGATGCAATATGCCAAAAGGAAGACCAACTAACAATCCCAAAGGTGAATCAATTCGAATTCGTATCACTGATGATATGAGAACAAAACTTGAAATGGAATCATTTCAAACAGGGCTGAGTATTTCACAAATCATTCGAAATTTAATAACTCAGAAGTTAAGTTAAAGGAGTGTCCGAAGATGAACAGCGTAGAAGAGTTAGTTTCATACGGAATTAGCAAAGAAAATATTTCTCAAATGATTGAATCTTATCAAAAGCGTATTGACACAGTAAATGGTGACTACAAAATTATTGATATTTCATACAATCCATATACTAAAGCCAGAGTAGTTAAACTTAAATGCGTTACATGCGGAAATGAAATTCAGAGAGGAATGATAAAAGGCAGAAATAAATGGAGTGAACTTATAAAGACATGTCCTAAATGTCGAAAGAAAAGACGAAATGCAGAGCTTGAAAAATCTCGAAAAGTTAAAAAAGACCTACTTGAATCCGAAATGGGGAAACAGTATGGAGATTACACTGCTTCAAAAATAATAGAACAGAATCCCATTAAGATTCGTATGGTTTGTAGAGAATGCGGAGCATTTAAAGATGTTTCTTTTAGCATGATGCATGCAGGGAAGTGGAAAGATCAGAAGTGCCATAAACATTTTTCGAATATTAAATACGATGGAACTTATATCGGGAAACATTTTGGTTTCCTAACGGTGATAGGAATAAATGATCCTGGTGAAATTAAAAGGTTTAAATGCCAGTGTGATTGCGGGAATATTAAGAACGTGAGACCGATTGAATTAGTTTCAGGGATGGTAAAAAGTTGTGGATGTCGCCATAGTGATTCTAGCCGAACCCATGGTGGAAGTAATGATCGCCTGTATCATGTGTGGCAGGATATAAAGCGAAGATGCGAGTCCATTACTGCTTCTAACTATTACAATTATGGCGGACGTGGAATTAAATTATGCGATGAATGGCATGACTATTCGATATTCAAAGAATGGGCCTATAAACATGGATATGATGAAAATGCTCCGTTTGGAGAATGCACGATTGACAGAATAGACGTAAACGGAAATTATGAACCCAACAATTGCCGATGGATTACTAATGTTGAACAGCAGAAAAATAAAAGACCTCCTTCCGAATGGAAGAAACGAAAAAACAAGAAAAAGACGGCGATGATTTTGTTCGGAGGGGAAATGGTACCGAAATCTGATATTTGTAAGCAATACGGAATTTCTGTAGAAACATTTAATTATAGGCATAATCAAAAAGGCATGACTGTAGAAGAAGCATTGAATACTCCTAAAATGGCAAAAGGCCGTCCGAGAAAGGCGGTGTGACAATATGAGAAAAACCTATAGCAATCCCCAGGGTGAATCCATCCGCATCCGGTTGCCGTACCAGCTAGAACGAAAACTCATAGCTGAGAAGAACCGAACCGGCAAAAGTATATCACAGATTACCCGTGAAGCCCTGGCAGAATATTTTCGAAAGAGGTAGGCAAATGTCGATACTCGAAAAATTTTTCAAAATAAAAAAGGCGATTTTAGGGAGGTAGAGGAATCATGAACTGTAATGAAAAAATTTATTACGTATATGTCGAAAACGGAAAAGCAGTTATCACAGAAGAAAAACCGGATTTTGACAAGGTTCACGATTACATGATTATGAAAGCAGATGGAATCGAACTCTTTATGGGCGTGCATAAAAATCAGGAGGACGTATTACTTCCAGACGAACCAATTGACGCGGCGTCCATGCTGATTAATGCAACGATAACTGTTGAACCTAGCAAATCCGGTACATTTTCACCATTGCATAATAAAGAACCGCAGACCTTTGCAAAGTACGACATAAATCAGCTTCAGGAGATTGCAGACCATCTTCTGACGTATTGCAAAGCACAGGAAAGGGGATGCAAAGATGCCTGTTGTGAAAATTATAAATCCGAGTCCGTATGATTGGAGAGGGACGCAGTGTTTTATTGATGGGAATAAAATCCCGAGAGTAAAGTCTGTTGATTTCCATGTTGCTGTTGATGAGATTCCGACATTTGTATTTGAGATGATGGCAGAGCCGGATATTGAAATGGAGTGCTTGGCACAAATTAGTTTCACTTCTCAATCAATTACTGATGCAATTTCGGTTTTAAGGCACGAACTGTTACAACACGGGGAAATTTACCGTGGATTCAAAGCAAGCCTAAAATCGGCTTTAGAGCGTTATAATTACTGTGGATTACCATTTGAGCCGGAAGAAGAAATTGCAGATAAGATACTTAATTTTATGATTGGAGAGGAAAAATGAGATTACCATTAACCATTATCGCAGTGGCAATTAATATTCTGATATTTACTACATTAGCTGCATTTTTGATGAGCCGGAATTACAAAGGCAATCAATTTTCCACAGCATTCTTCTTGCTGATGGAAGCAGGAATGATACTTAATACAGTTTTGATTTGCACTGCGAGGTAAATACATGCTGATTGCAATTCCTATGAGGATTATTCCGTTTTTTATCATAGAACGGATTAAACCTATAATTAAACCGAAAGGATACGCTTGTCCGGTAGTGGAGCGGTATGCAAGCAAACGATCGAGACATCCGATTTAGCAAATATGACTCTACAAAAAAAGAGAACAACTTAGTTATTTAAACGCTGATTCTCCACATAAGTTGTGTTGCAATTGTAGAGCACATAATAAAAATATTATCACACATTCAATTCTTTCTCCTGCTTTTGTAATGGTGCGGAGTGGGAGAAAGATTCTAGGGCTATCGCCAAGTGGTAAGGCACAGCACTTTGACTGCTGTATTCGCGGGTTCGAATCCCACTAGCCCAGCTTGCTAGGTTGCGCATGTACCTGGCAATGGTTTATTTTACATAGACCCTCCGACGAAAACCCATCTAGCTCAACGGAGCTGATTAAAGGGGCTTCAAATGTCCCGGATGGGAATCCTCGTAAAAACGAGGTACTCTATTTTGCCATGACCTTTGTTGCGGCTGGTGGCAAAGAACCGCAACAGTAGAAGCAAATCAACTCAAAATCTGCAATCCGGGAGACTGCTTCTACTCAGGAAATTTAGTTCAGCGGTTAGAACGTCAGGCTCATAACCGGGAAGTCCTGAGTTCGAATCTCAGAATTTCCATTTCTTCCGTATGCTACCCATCCGTTTTATGGGCAGAAAAAACTTTCGGATGAGCGTATGTGAATCAGAATGAGCAAAGGTATGTAACGGCATAGGCTTATGCTTGATCTGATTTCCCGTCCGATAAATGTTTCTTAGTTTCAATAAGCCATCACAAGTGCACATTGATGGCAGGGAGTTTTCAAGAAGCATAAAGTTAAAAGGCATAATAATATCCGAAACAACTCCGTGGAGCATACCACGGTTACCAAAAAGCCGTCAGGTTGGCAAAAATACGATAGTCCAAGTTATGAAAAATTGCCTAGTGGAAAGCATAACACGAAAAAATCATTGCTAACCCGGAACAATCTCCGGGTTCTGGGGGAATAATACCATAAGGGGCAAAGGGCTGATTAACAGTACCAGAGCGGTTCAACTCCGCATTCTCCCATTATCCAATCTGTAAATATTGGATATGAGGAAGCTGTCCGAGATGTAAGAAACAGTCGGCTTGTGGATTGCCGGTACAAATACGCTGAAAATCCACACAAGGCAGGGTAGAGAAGCGGAATCTCGCAAGGTTCATATCCTTGAGAACGGCGGTTCAAATCCGTCTCCTGCAATTAATTTGGTCGGAATTATGCTGTCTGTATACAGGCGGTCTATGATTCGGCTGAATTTATCTCATGAGAAAAGGTTATTGCTTATCCTGTTGTCTGGTGTCCGGACCGAAAAGCATGATGGAATGTAGATCAGTGGTAGAGCAATGGCCTTGTAAGCTATGTGTCGCAGGTTCGATTCCTGCCTTTCCGATTCCATATAGTGGCGGAATACGTAGACGCTATTGTGGTAGCATAGGTTTAAACCCACAACTTAGGTGACCTTAGCCGGCAGCATGAGAGTAAAAGGGTGGAAATCCCCTCCTATATGGACGTTTGATGCATTGAGTGATAATGCTCTGATTGAAAAGTGGCGGAACTATTGACAGTGATGAATCTGATACAATAGAAAGGCAGACGCAGAGGATAGTACATCGTAATGGGGTGAGCATGTGTCTTTGGACATGGGATGTACATGGAAGTTCGAATCTTCCCTTTTCAACTCCTACGAATTGCCATCGTAGGAATAAATTACTCCTAAGGTATAGTTTGGTTTCCAGCACTCCACGTTGGGTGGCTAGTTACGGTTCAAGTCCGTGTGCTGGAATTTTTGTTTAGAGAGGTGGATTATGGAAGAAAAAGATTATTGTTGTACATGTAAATGGTACGCGACATACGAAGGCGTTTGCTGTAATGGTGACAGTGAACATTGCGCAGATTTTAGATGTCTTGATGATAGTTGTGAATGTTGGGAGGGAGTAAAGAATGAAAATTCATGAAGTGATACGTCTGAGAAATGTATACGGTGGAGAAACAACTCTTAATGACCTTGTAAATCTAATACAAGGAAATAAAATTTATAGATGCCCGAAGTGCGGTGGAAGTGGAACTACTATCAAAAGAGTAAATCGTGCACAATACTGGGAGTGTTGCGATGATTACAAAGAAATAAAAGTCACTTGCGACTTATGTAACGGTGAGGGATACACCGAGAAAATATACAAGCCTAGAATGGTACAGGATGGATGGAAATGCGAATAGTAGGTAAAGAAATCAACGATGAATGTTCCAAGTGCGGAAATATTCTCGAATGCGAGTTGTTTCGTCAAGGACATGGAATAAAACAAGAACGTGAGAATGTAGCGAAGATGATTGAGTGCCAGATGAAACATAGGGAAGACAGGGAGAAATGAGATTATGGAAAATGATTTATTGTTACGAGATAAACGTAAATGTCCACTTTGTGGAGGAACGGTAATCAATACAGGAGTGGATATCTTTGGCGGCGACGTAGATGCTGCAGGTTTGAGAACTGATGCAGAATGGATTTGTACAAACTGCAAAACTGAATTTAATAGTGAATTTTGTCTCGAATCTGATAGGATTAAGACGATTTATAACGCAAAGGCCACATTACTTGATAAAAAAGATTGTCAACCTAACTTTCTTGGAGAGTCAAGCACTAATAGAGGAATGTGGTGATATAAAATGATTAAAATTTTAGTTCCTGGAACATTAAAAAGAATAAATTGCGGAAAATGCGGAGCAGTGTTGCAATACGATGAAAAAGAAGATGTTAAAGAAGAATGCATAGAAAAAATGTTTTCTACAAATATGCCATCTGGACGTGGACGTAAGCAGAAATATATCATATGCCCACAGTGCAAGAATAAAATAGTTACGTGGTCTACAAGATAGGAGAAGATGCCATGATTAAGAAACTCTGCAATCTCTATATAAGACAGAAGACAAAAAATCTCACGAGGATTCCATTGTTCACAATGACTTTTGACTGGAAGAAGTTTCAGAAAGACGGAAAAGAAAACAGTTGCATGTTATATACCTTGCATCCAGACATCGCAAATGATTTAGTTTTGCGTAAGAAATTGTGTGAATGCGTGGACTATATCCGTGATAACTATGATATGGAAACGTTTACCAAAATCTAAGGGAGGCAGTTATGAGAATTGAAGACATGGCAACATGGACAGTAGATCAGCTGAAAGAAGAAGTTGTTCGTCTGGCTGATGAGAGCGAAGCAAAGCAACATGAAATTCTGGACAAAAATGAGAAAATCAATGAGCTTCAGGCTGAACTGGATAATATGTGTGCTTATAATAACGAGTTAAAAAAACAGGTGGACGAAAAGACAGATACACCATTTTACGACGAATCTATAGAAATCGCAAAATATCACAGACAGCATCAGTCCGATTGCATCACAATCAATCAGCTTCAGACCGCATTGGATGTGATAGTTGACCGATATTATGCAAATCTAAGAAAGGTTCATGGGGTGAACTGACATGGGCGTAGAAACAAAAGGTTATCCAGAATGGAGGACGAAGATACAACAGGCACCTGTCAAAGAAATTGCTGACTTTGCGAAATCATATCCGCATGAGTATATGAGAAAATGCTTAGAGCAATATCCGTATTGGGGAAACAAAGACAATGGTTTTGATCGGCAGAAAATTTAAGGAGATTTTTTAATGAGCATCAAATCAGCATTTGAATCTGAGGGGATAGATTTCTCTCAGGTAATGAACCCACCGGAGCCGTGGGACGGACGGGCATTAATAAAGAACATCAATGGCAAACTGTGGTATTGCTGTCCTTTTTGTGAGAAGAAAGCACTTCTGATTAGTCAAGATACAAAAATTCAGCATCTTAAATTGAAGTGCAAGGGAAGTAACTGCAAGAAAGAGTTTGAGGTGAATGTATGAGAATTGTGGTTAAAAGGATTCCGATTGAGATCATCGAACTTGGAATAGAAACATATGCGCAGATTGATATCGAGGAAATTCTTCTTATATCTTATCCGCCAATTACAAAGACCGTTTTAAAATTTTATACTGAGTACATTGCGTTTGAATTCAAAAATGAATATTCAGTAAAAATAAAAAATGATGATGCAGTGATAAAATGTTATAGGGGAAACACTTTGAACACTTTCATTCAGAAAGACGCAGGTGAAAGAACTGTTGCTGAATGGCGCAAGGTTATATCGCGTTCAGAAAACACTCCGTACATTGTTAGAACTATTGATTCTATAAAAGTGCCTGATGAAGATGTTATTAAAACAGTTGCCAGCGATGCGGAAGAACTTCAAAAGACTAAACCTGTGGAACTGGACGAACTTTCGGAAGAAACCAAGTTTAGAGTTTATAAATTAATTGTAAATGAAATTGGAAAGCATTTTTACAATTGTGAGATGCGCATGTCATATAAAGACTTTATACTTGTTGAGGATTGCATCAGAAAAGTTTTGCAAGGAGAACAAGATGAACGCAAAACGGATTAAATGTATTTTGACAGGTGGATGCAAGTTTAAAAGTTCGGATACAGAATCGAAATGTAATGACAAAGAAAATACTTGCACTATTACGGAAACTTGCTACAAATGTGGAAAAAAGTATACAGCTATATTTACTTATAAACAGTTAGGGATTCCGGATTGAGGTGAATTTATGAATCCAGTATTTATATTTCTGGTGATATGCGGAGCAGTGGCAGTATGGTTTCTACTTTACAAATTATTTCAACCACTAGGTAAATTGTTGAATCACATTGGCAGAAATGCTATTGATGAGTTGAATAAAGACGAAAGTCAAAACAAGGAGGACAAAGAATGAAGAAAGGACTTTTAGGTGGAATCGGATTAGCTGTTGCAATCATTGCAGGACTTATATGCGTTGCAAAGTGTAGTGTAAGGGTTCCAGCCGGTTACATTGCGGTCGAGTACAAAATGAACGGGGGAATCTCCAAGAATGTACTTACGCAGGGATGGCATTTGATTTCACCTACAGTAAAAACTTCGCTGTATTCTGTTGGAATCGAACAGTCTTATCTTACATCTGAAGATAAAGGCGATTCTCCAAAAGACGAAAGTTTTAAGACACCAACAGCAGATGGCAAATCTCTTTTAGTTGATTTGGAATTTTCGTATAAATTCGATCAGAGCAGAGTAACTGATGTATTTACTCAGTTCAAAGGGCAATCCGGGGAATCTGTGAAAAATACCTTTATTAAGCCGAAAATGAAAGCATGGACGCAGGAAGTAACAGCGAAGTATCCAGTAACAGATGTTTTTGGTGATAAGCGCCAGGAACTGAATGAAGCACTTGACGAATATCTTAAACGGAAGTTTGAACCATACGGAATCATTATTGATACAGTAAACTTTACTTCTATTTCCACTGATGATGAAACACAAGCTGCAATCCAAAAGAAAGTAAATGCACAGCAAGAGCTTGAATTGGCCAATATTGAAGCTAAAACAGCCAAAGTACAAGCCGATAAAGATAAAGAAGTTGCACTGATTGCTGCTGAACAGGAAAAAGAAAAAGCAGCTATTCAGGCAGAACAAGCCAAAATTGATGCGGAAGGCAAAGCCGAAGCTATTAAGATTAAAGCTGAAGCCGAAGCGGAAGCAAACAGAAAGATTGCAGAATCGCTTACCCCTGAACTAATTGAAAAGCAGAAAATTGATAAATGGAATGGTGAAGTTCCGAAGATTCAGGGAAGTAACACTTCTACCATCGTAGATACAAGAGATATGACAGCCAATGAGAATGCTGAATAATAAATAAATCAGTCAGAGAGCCACATGAGAGCCAGACTAAATCCTAAAAGAGGGGAGGTCTGGCTCTATTTTTATGTCAAAAATTACAGAAGGCTCATTTGAATGGTATCGGGCAATTCTAAATCAAATAATTAATGGTGATATGACAGTCTATCAAAATCAGAAGGACTGCCTTGATTTACTTTTGAATATGAATATTGACCTTCCTTTCAAGGATAATCCAGATGCACGGAACATGGCAATGAAAGTCAGCCGGTACGCTCATACAGTTGCAGCAAGAAACGCGGCACTGACTGGAAGCGGTAATTTTGATGATATTTACTGGCAGTATTTACTGTTGGAATCCCCATGGGCGTTCGAGAGTTATTTGTTATACATGGAGAAGAATAGACCGGACAGCAAAAAGTTCTATATCCCAAGAAAAAAAACACTCCAAGTAGTCGCTCAAGATTTACAGGATTTGGAAGATAGGATAATTGAATTTTACGGTCTATCGTTACCAAGTCGTGTTGGTAAGAGTACTATGTGCATATTTTTTATGTCGTGGATAATGGGAAGACGACCAAACAGCCACAATGCAATGGGCGGTCACTCTGGAAAACTGGCCAAGGGTTTCTATGGTGAGCTTCTGAATCTCATAAGCACACAAGAATACACTTACAGTGAGATATTTCCAAAATCAAAATTGCAAAAGCAAAGTGCCGATGATTTTGAGATAAATTTGGACAAGCCAGACCGATTCGCCACAATGACTTGCCGCGGTATCGAGGGAACATGGACGGGTGCTGTTGATATTTCGTCTGATGGATATTTGTATGTGGATGACCTTGTTCGAGACAGGCAGCATTCTTTAAGCCCTACTCGTTTGGAGAATACCTATCAAGAGTATCTGAACAAAATGGTTGACCGTAAAATTGATGGGGCAAGAGAGTTGATGGTTGGAACAAGATGGAACCTGTACGACCCATTAGGCAAAATTGAAAAGCTCAATCGAGATAATCCATTGTATCGGTTCCGTAAGATTCCTGCCTTGAATGACGATGGTGAATCAAACTTTGAATATGATTATGGAGTTGGTTTTTCTACGAAGTATTATGTAGATATGAAAGCCAGACTTGATGCTAACGAATGGGAGGCTAAATATCAACAGAAACCATTCTTGCGTGAAGGAATCATGTTCGCAGAAGATGAACTAAGATATTACAATGGAATTCTTCCAGAGGGCGGATTTGTAAAGAACGTATCTGCTTGTGACGTTGCGTGGGGCGGTGGTGATAGTTTGTCCATGCCGGTTGGTGCGGAATTTGAAAACGGAGATGTATACATTTATGACTGGATTTTTAATACAGGTCCGAAGGAAGTCACACTTCCACTGGTTGTCGGAAGAATTATGGGAAATGAGATCCAATCTATCAATTTCGAAGCTAACAATGGTGGCGATATGTATGCTTATTATGTCAGCGGAAGACTAAAAGAACATGGATATGCTTGCAGCACTACCAGCACAAAAGCTCCATCAAAGCAAGCTAAAAAAGAAAAAATCAATCAGTACTCTGGAGATGTTAAAAGAAGATTCATATTTCTAGCACCTAAATACCAAAACAAGGAATATTCAAAAGCAATGGAACAGTTGACCACTTTTGTGTATATTGGCGACAACGATCACGACGATGCACCAGATGGTGTTACACAACTTATGATAACTCTGACTCAAAAACGATTTGCAGAAGTTACAGCAACTAAGAATTTTATGTGGGGAAGGAGATAGTATGGATATAAAGGAGTATCTGAATCAAATTCAACGATACGAAAAAGTTATAAATAATAAACTGGAAGAAATTGAGCACTTAAAATTGCTTGCCACCAGTATTAGTGCTTCGGCATATGGCATTGAACGCGTTCAGACTTCAGGAAGCCAAGATAAAATAGGCGATACCATAGCAAAACTGGTGGACGCACAGCGTGAACTGGCTGATGATGTGGTAGAACTTATAGAGAAAAAACAGAAACTTATAGATGTTATAGAATCCGTGAAAAATCCCCAATATTATGATTTTTTGTACAAACGATACATAGAGGGAAAAAAGCTAACTGTTATTGCGGATGAAATGGAATACAGCGAAGAATATATTAAACAATTCCATGGAAGAGCCGTGAATTACGTAAAAGAAATGCTTAATTTTAAAAGTTAACACCTTTTCTTACTGAATATAACTTTCCGGTTATGTATAATATATGATGAAAATGTATGAAGCATCGGGCGAAAACTCGGTGCTTTTTTCATGCCTAAAAGGAGGTACGGGCAGTGGCAAGAAATAAGATGAATTATATTGACCTCTGCCATGGTGAATTTGGCAGAAAGGTAGCATATACCGGAGTAAACAAAATTACACCAGAAAATGTACTGAAAGTGATTGCTGATACAATCGGTGTTCACAATAGAAACAGAACTATGATTGATTATCTGTATAGATACTACAAAGGCGACCAGCCAGTTCTTTACAGAGAAAAACTTGTACGTCCTGAAATTAATAACAGAGTATGCGAGAATCATGCACTTGAAGTTGTTCGCTTCAAAGCATCTCAGACATACGGAGAACCAATTCAGTTTGTTTGTAAGAAAAAGAATGCAAGCGAAGAAACCAATGCGCAGGTGGATTTGTTTAATGATTATCTGGACGAAGCAAATGCAGAAGCCAGAAATATTGAATTAGGGACATATCAAAGCGCAGTAGGCACTGCATACAAGTGCATTCTTCGTGAAGAAGATTGGACAGCGGATTCAGACATCCCGCCATTTAGAATTTTTATTCCATATCCGGGAGATTGCTACATTGTTTATTCCAAAGGCACCGGAAAACCACTGATGTCGGTTCAGATATTAAAAGACGAAGATGACCAACAGTATTATCAGTGCTATTCAAAAAACCAGTATTTTATTGTGCAGAATGGAAAGATTAAAAAAGCCGGTCTGAATGGCTTTGGAAACATTCCAATTATTGAATATCCAAACAATCATGACAGATTATCTGATGTTGAAATAGCAATCACAATGTTCGATACAATCAATAACATGCAGTCAAACAGAATGGATGGAGTTGAACAGTTTGTTCAAGCCTTTATGAAATTCAAGAACTGTGAGATTGACGAGAACGAATTCCTCAAGATGGTAAAACTTGGCGCTATATCTGTTAAAGATACCAGCAATGGATGCCAGTCGGATGTTGAACTGATGACTGCTGAACTGAATCAATCAGAAAGTCAAGTTGCTAAAGATGATATTTACAGCAATATGCTGATTGTTGAAGGAATGCCAGATAGACAACAGAACACAGGGGGAGATACCGGTCAAGCCGTATATCTCCGCAATGGTTGGGACTTCGCAGAGCGTAGAGCCAAATTGGATGAACCTTTTATCCGTGAAGCTGAGAAAGCATCTGCCAGAATAATACTTAACATTATAAGAAATACTACTGGTGATATAAAACTTTCGACAAGAGATTTTGATGTAAAAATTACCAGAAACCCAACGGATAACATGCTTGTTAAAGCACAGGCCCTCGATTATCTGGTTAAGAATAAAATACATCCGCTCATTGCACTTATTACTTGTGGATTATTTAGTGATCCGCAGAAAGTATACGAAATGAGTTTTCCGTACATGCAGTCATTGTATAAGAATCCAGAAGAGGAAACGCAGAAAGCACAAGAATTGATTGACAATTTTAGTCAGAAATCAGTTCAAAATCAATCAGCAATAATTTCTTCCACTGACGAAGAATAAACGTTTTTACATTAATTATTTAAGGAATCTTGGGAAACTGAGATTTCTTTTTTAATACTCAAAAATATTGCAACAGCCCGTGAGCGTAAATCGGGTGCAGGTCATATGCGGAGCGAACCGTGTGAAAAAAGTGTGATGATCTGGAAGAAAGGAGATTTCATGACAAGAGAACAGGCAAAACAAGTACTTATCGGTATGGGAATTGAGGAACCATCTGATGAACAGGTGACCAAATATCTTGATTCCGTCACAGGAGAAGTAAAAAAGGAAAAAGACAAAAACACTTCCCTTAAAGAAAAAGCTGATAAGGCAGAAGCACTGCAAAAAGAACTTGATGAGCTGAAACAGCAAAACATGACTGATGCAGAAAAAGCAGAACTTGAACGTCAGAAAGAAAAAGCTGCAAACGAGAAAAGAATTTCTGATCTTGAATCTGCACTTGCAACTTCCCAGAAGGAAGCTCTGACAGGCAAAATTACTTCTATTTTTGCAAACGCAGGAATGAAAGGAGATGCCTATGCGGGAGCAATCAAAGCATTTTCAAATATGAATGCAAAGGATGCTCTTAAAGAAGCCCAGACATTTGTCGATGGAATTTCCGTAGAAAATAAAAACGCTCTTGATACCGCAAAAGCAGCTTGGGAGAAAGAAGCACTTGAAAATACACCTAATCCCGGTGGCGGTAAATCTGGTGGAGAACCAGAAAAGAAAAGCGAAGCATCTGAATACGCAAAAGCGTACTCAGCAAGAATGAATCAAGAAGCCAAGGCGGCAGATGATAATGCCCCGGTAAATATTTAATTTTAGTAAAGGAGAAAAAGACATGGCTTTTATGAAAACTGAGCAGTATGAATCCAGACCTAACATCCTTGAATCTGAGGTTGGATTAGTACTCAAAACTTACACAGCAAATCAGACAAATGCTGAAACAGTTGGAACTAAGAAAATTATCAAAGCAGGTTCCGTGTATCCGACAAATGCAACAGGCGCAATCGGCATTGTGTTTGAAGATGTTGATATGACAGATGATACTAAGAGACCGATTTCTGTGATTGTTGCAGGGCGTGTTCTTGAAAAAAGACTTCCAGTAACAGTTGATGAAACTGCAAAAACTGAACTTGAGAAATCAGGAATCGTTTTTGTAACTACAGAAGACCCAGTATTTTAAGGAGGTATAACAATGCCATTTAATGTTTTAGAATCCATCACAGAGGAAGAGAGACTTAATTTCTCCCAGAGTTTTGATGTAAAAAGACCTGGTATCCTTGATACTATTTTTCCAGATATAAAAACACAATATCTGAAAGCCGAATATTACAGACTTATGGCCGGACAGAGACTTCCAGAAGTAGCGTTTGTTCATGCTCTTGATACTGAAGCAGAAATCGGTACAAGACCAGGATTCGAAAAAGTACTGACTGAAAAACTTTTCATTAAAAGAAAAATCAATCAGTCTGAAAGATTACGTCAGGCAATCGAAAATGGTGTGCCGGACAACGAAGCACTGAAAAACTTTGTATTTGACGATGCAGCTAACCTGTTTGAAGGCGTTGTTGCAAGAGCAAATGTCATGAAAGGTCAGTTCCTTTCTACTGGTGCTGTAACAATCAAAGAAAATCATGTTGATATGGGAATCAATTATGGTGTTCCAGCAACTGCAAAAGTAACACTTACCAACTGGGCTACACCAGAAGCAGATATCATGGGAGATATCCAGAAAATGGTAGCTGTAGCAGAAGACAATGGTTATGTAGTTAATAAAGCCCTTACTTCTCTCAAAATGATTAACTACATGAGAAATAACACTGCTATGCAGACAGCAGTTCTGGGAGCAGATAACAAACGTCTTCTGACAAAACAGGAACTTGCAAATCTGCTTATGCAGGAATACGGAATCACAATTGATCGTTGCGATGAGAAATTCCGCTTCAGAAAAGCAGATGGTTCTCTTAAAACAGGCAGATACTTCAAAGAAGATGTATTTACTCTGTATGAAGCAGATGCAAACGGTTCTTTCGGTACAGGACTCTGGGGCGTGACGCCTGAGGAACTTGAATACAGACAGTTCATTCAGGAAGAAAACCGTTCTTTCGTAACACTGTCCATGTGGGCTACACAGGATCCGGTTGCAGTATGGACAAAAGCGTCCGGTATATTCGTTCCGGTTGCTCCGAAAGCTAATGGCGGTATCGTTATCGGCACAAAGGGGGAATAAGCGGGCATAGTCTCAATGTGAACAGCCAATCACCGTCTGTAGCAAGTGTTGAATCAGAAGAATCAACACATAAATACGCAGAAAGTGAGCTGTCTAATATGACTGTGCCACAGTTAAGACAGCTTGCAAGTGATAATGGCTATGCCCTGACCTCAACAAATAAGGCTGGTATCATTTCTGAAATATTATCTCAGCAGTAACGCAGAAAGAGGCGGTGAATTAAATGAATGAAGAACTTATGGAAGAATTATCACTTTATTTAGCAGATAATCCAGAATCTGAGTCCATACTCACTCTTTCTGTAAACCGGGCAATTCGTTCATTTAAAAATAAGCGAAATTACCCCTCTAGTTACACTGATGATAAAATCAAAAACGACATGAAAAAATGCTATGATTGTATTTTTGACTTGGCGCTTTACTTTCTGGTTAAACAGGGGGCAGAGTTCCAAGGATCACATTCTGAATCTTCTGTAAATAGAAGTTGGGAATCTGAAACCGAAATTTATATTAATCATGGTGTTTTTCCTTTTGCTGGAAGTTTCAATTAAAAAAGATGGGATGGAACGCAATGTGTTTTTCCTCCCGGCACGTTGCAGGGTTGCTCGTTAAAGTAGGGAAAGAGCAAAAATCTTATAGGGAGTGAAAGAAAGGAAAAGCGATGGGATGTGAACATGAGTGCTTTAACAATCACCGCTTCGAAGAAATTGAAAAAAATATTCATGATATGCAGGAAAAGCAGTCTGAAAGACACAAGGAATTTTATTCTAGAATTAATAAACTCGAACAGAAGACTGCCCTGTATAGCAATGACTTAGATCATATCAAAGAAACAGTCGATGAGATGAACAACAATTTAAAAATTCTCATGGCAGTCCCTGGCAAACGTTATGACACCATTATTGTATGCATTATAACAGCAGTCGTGGGAGCAGTTGTAGGATTTATGTTGAGCGGTGTATTTCCTATGTAACAAATCGATTCCACTTGTAAGGGAGGACGGTGGAGTTATATGAATTATGCGGATTTTTCAGAAGATGAAAGAAAATTTTACTTGCAAGAAGCAGGTTTTGATTCACGTGAAGAAAAATTATTTCGATTACGGGCTTATGGTGAAAAAACATTATGGGAAGCATCTGAATTAATGGGGTACAGTCCCAGAACCATAGACCGAATCAATAGAAAAATAAAAAAGAAAATTACCAAAGTTGCCCCGATGTATATTCGGGGCTTTTCTTTGTATAATGGCGGAAATGTGGCGAAATAGTGACGTTCAAATACAGTGTTCCTTCCTATATAATATAATCATAGGAGAAAACGTAATGATTATATTAAGAAACCCTTACGAGGGTATATGGGAAAAGCATCGTTCTATAGATGATATGGATATGATTCTTGAATCCCGGACAGGAGGAACAGATTATGGCAGGTTATCCGTATTATCCGCAACAGCCAATGATGAGCAACCCTTACGGACAAATACAGCCGTATCAAGACAGGTTGGCACAATTACAGAATAACTATCAACAGGCAATGCCATATGGACAAATGCAGATGCAACAGTTACAGCCAGTTCCACAATCACCTATGCTTCAAGGGCAGATGGTGGATGGGATTGATACTGTAAAAGCAAAGGACGTTGATATGTCTGGCAACCCTGTTTACTATCCAAAGACAGATGGAACAGAAATATATAAAAAGCAATTGCAGGCAGACGGAAAAAGCAGAATCTTTGTTTACCGGCTTATAAATCCAGAAGAACAATATCCAAAGCAGGAAGAAAAACAGATTGACATTGAAGCAATGTTTAATCAGCTTCGGAATGATGTTTGCTCTGAGATTTCTGAAATAAAAAACATGTTCCCGACACAAATGTCGGAGACATCGGTATCTAAGCAGAACGGAGGTAAGCAAAGATGAGTTTCAATCCTAATGCCATGATGAAAAAGCAATTTGAGAAAATGATTTCTCAGAGGTTCGGAAGTGTGGATAACATGATGAACGATATGAGTAAATTTGCAGGAAACAATCCGACATTGAAGAATGCGTTGGATTTATACAAAAAAGGTGATACAGATCAATTACATCAAATACAGCAAAATGTATTTAATGAAAAGCACTTATCACCAGACGGAATTATCCAGAAATTCCTTGGATTATAACATTTCCCCATAATTGGGTGATTAAAAATCGCTACAATTTGGGACGACAGCCGCGGATGTCTCCTATTGTAAATAAAATTTAAGGAGACTAAAAACATGATGAATGGTTCAAATTACAGCCTTAGTGACATTGCAGCTGCTACAGGCTCTAATAACCGTGCCAATGACATGTGGGGCGGTGATGGATTTTCACTTATCTGGCTTGTCTTGATCTTTGCTATCTTCGGATGGGGAGGTTTTGGCGGCTGGGGCGGCGGCTTCGGTGGCAATGGTGCAAATGGTGCTGGATTCCAAGGATGGGCCACACGTGCAGATATCAATGAGAGTTTTGCTCTTAACGATATTCAGAATGGTATCAGAGGTATTCAGCAGGGCATCTGTGACAGCACATATGCTCTCAACAATACCATGCAGAGTGGTTTCAATGGTGTGAATGTTGGAATGCTTCAGGGCTTCAATGGTGTTCAACAGGCAATTAACGCTGATACAGTAGCTAATATGCAGAACACAAACGCATTGCAGTCTCAGTTAGCTCAGTGTTGCTGCGACAACAGGGAAGCTATCCAGGCTTAGCAGACAAGCCTATCCCAGATAAAACTTTGAGTGAAGAGGGAGCATTTGCCGACTCCAAAGCCGTAGGCGACAAATTCAAAGAAGTAAAGGCGGAAACTAATTCACTAAAGGAAGACTTATCCAACAAAATCACAAAGTTCTACGCATCGAATCAGGGTGAAACTCATATCACTGATTCTGACAATGGAAAGATTCAAGATATGATGCTGTATGGCAAATCATCACAGGATGGAGTGCCAACGCCAGAGAATCCAGTTGAGATTAAAAGCGTGGTGAATCCGACTGTGAAGGTGTGTGGGGAGAATTTATATCCCGGTAGTGATTTAATTGGGTTGACAAAAACATATACTACGGATTTTATACCTGTTATTTTACACAAGGGGAAAATTTATTTTTCTTTTGATACGTCTTCGGACACAAGTGATGGTCGATACCATATTAATGCGAAATACTTTGATATAAATAAAGAATTGATGGGTGGTAATGGCAATGAAAGTATAGCAGGAAATAACATTTCTCATGTGAGTTTTGAATTTGATGGAACGAAAGCTGGAATTAATCATGAAACAATCGATTTAAAAAATGTTTCATATGTAAAAATTATGTTTGGTATTTATGCCACTACAGCTACCAAAATTACATACAAAAATATAATGATAAGTGCCACAGATTCCGATTTTGAACCATACAAACCTATTCAGACCGTCACCCTGCCGTATACTCTCAACGCAATCCCTGTAGAATCAGGTGGTAACGTCACAATCGACGGTCAGCAGTATATTGCGGATTATGTGGATGTGGAGCGTGAAAAATTGGTGAGGATGGTTGATTCTTCTAAGTTAGATAATACACAATCTATTGTAGATAAAACCGAATGGTTATTAGCAGCGCCGCAGGAAATCGACCTCACCACAGAAGAAATCACCGCATTTAAAGAACTTGCAACATATTATCCGACTACACACATCAGCGTCACTTCAGAACAGTTGGACGGATATACAGTATTCAACTATCCAATAAGCATGGCAAATGGGTGGAACTATGTCAAAAAGCAACTTAACGATAACCGTGACTACATCTACGACATGGACATACAGAGCGCAGAAGCCTATGTCAACAGTGAATATGCAGTAGCATTAACAGAATTGGAGGTATGACATATGTTATATAGAACACTCAAAAAACTCAAAGAAAGAAACGGTCTCACAGACGACCTCAAGAACAAGATTGACGTATTTTTTGCAGTTGGGAGAATCACAGAGGAGCAGTACAATGAGTTGATGGATATTAATAAGGAAGAAGAACCGAAAGTGTAAACTAATTAACTAAAAGGCGCGGGGCTTTAGTAAACCAGTAAAAATCCAAAACATGTACCACGACTTTTATCGAAAGAGGTGATATGCTATACTTAGTCCAGAATATTTACGGCAAATCACAGAAGGTAGTAAACAGATAGCAGAAGAACTGCATCAGTATATCATCTCTGAAATCGTGTCACGGATGATGGCAGTATGTGACTACTGGTAAGGTTCCGGCAAGCCCTTTTATCAATCAATTTTATCCAGGATTTCTTCTAGCGATTCTGGTTTTAAAAACTCTTCTGTTGATTCAGCCAGAATATGTGACCATATTTTTGATTCTGTGTTAGAATCAATAGTTTTTGCAAGTCGTAATCTTTTTAACACTTGTTCAGAATGTTCATATTTTGTTCCGCAATTTGGACATGATATTTTGTCCATTGTTATATTCTGATTAACCTCATACTTGCATCCACATTTGCAATGGATTGTATCGTATAATTCCATATTTGCCCCTCCTTTTAAAAACATTGTATCACAATCATTGAAAGGAATAAACATAAATGAGAGGATTAAAAAGACAGAAACAGACCGTGTACTGGTCAAGAGTAACCGAAACACTTGAGGGAATAGATACCGTACCGACATACAGTCAACCGCAAAGCTTTAAGTTTTCTGTATCATCTACCGCAGGAACGCCAGAGGAAATATCGGCAGGAATCGTGCCGGATTACGACAGATACATTACTTCCTTTAACCGTTCTTTCCATCCGCAAGAGGGAGATGTATTTTGGATTGATACCGTGCCACAGGTTGACACACTGGGAAATCTGGTTCTGGAAGATGGTATTCCTACAACACCGCCAGATTACCGTTTGAAGAAAATCCTTGATACACAAAGAGGAAATCTGGCTAGATATGGAATTAAAAAGATAGGTGCAGAAGAATGAGCGGACGAGTAATCAAATGCAATCTGAGCCAAAAATCTATTGGAAACGCAATCAAAGAATTGAAAGCATATCAAAACAGTCTTTGCGATAAAAATGAAGTATTTCTTAAAAGACTTTGCGAATTGGGAATTCCTGTCATAGACGAAAATATTATGTTGGCACAGGGAGATTCTGACAGGAACCACAATACCTACATCAAAATCAACAGGTTCGGAAATTACGCGCAGGCAATTCTTGTGTGCGAAGGCTCTGGACTTTTGTTCATAGAATTCGGTGCTGGTATTTCGTACAACACTCCGGCAGGAACAAGTCCCCATCCAAAAGGAAAAGAATTCGGATATACCATTGGTTCCTACGGACAGGGGAAAGGAAAAAACGAATCGTGGGTATATGTGGCAGATTCTGGCGAATGGGTGCGTTCTTACGGTACAGAGGCTACAATGCCCGTTTACAAAGCGAGCGTAGAAATTATGCAGAATATCCGTAGAATCGCAAAAGAAGTATTTTCTGCATAAAAACATATCACCTTTTCTTACTGAATATAACGTCTGTTTTATGTATACTGTAAGATATAAAAGCATCTACCGGAATGGTGGGTGCTTTTTCTATGCTCAAAATAAGGTGGTGACAGAGATGCCAGATGTAGTAAAAAATCCAGTTTCAGATGTATTTGAACGATGGAGAACAACTATTGAACCCGTTGTAGGAAAAGGGAACTTTTCTAATGACGAAAGTCAGACGGTAGCTTCAAACAAAAGGGCTTACGCACGTTTGTTCTTACTTGGAAATCCAACATCACGTGGCGACCTTGAGGGGGACGAGTGCGCGACAACGCCATCTTTCCAATCAGAATCCTATGCGACTGGTTCAAAAGCTTCTTCAAAAGCATATGAAATTGACGATGCTAGTCACAAGGCTATGGTTGGCATGGGGTTTCGTAGGATATACGGGCCCGTAAGACAAAATAATGCTGATAACAGCATAAAACGTGTTGTTAGCAGATATAGCCGGATATATACTGGCACATTACTCTAGGAAAGGAGTGAGAAAACATGGAACAGATTATGAACTATGTAAAGCCGGAACTTCTAATTGTAGCCGTAGTACTGTACTTTATCGGAATGGGAATCAAAAAATCCGAAGTCATACCGGACAAATATATCCCGGCAATCCTTGGTGCTTTAGGCATTCTGATTTGTGGAATTTATGTTATTGCTACATGCGCTATATCTGGCGCGCAAGAAATCGCAATGGCAATTTTTACCGCAATCACACAGGGAATCCTCGTTGCAGGACTTAGTAATTATGTAAATCAGATTGTAAAGCAGGCAAGCAAAGAAGACTAGAAGGAGGTGATCCTTTTATCTCCCGGTACAGGGTTACGTACTAGAACCAGAGCCGTTAAGGCTCTTTTTTATTGCAACAAATTATAGCCGAAAGGCAGAAAGGAGCCAAAATGGCACGATTAACTACACTTGGTGTGAAATTTTCATATGCCGTTGAAACCGTGAAAGGCACAAAACCTACCAAATTCACACAGCTGGAAGAAGCCTCTTCCATCGGCGGTATTTCTCTTGACACAGAACAGATTGACGTTTCTGCACTGGAAGATTATCTGACTCAGTATGCAGCTGGTAGACAGGATACAGGTGGTACTTGGGAGATTGAATTTATTATGGATCCAGACAAATCTGTTAAACAGATTAAGAAACTGTACGAAGATTCTAAGGCTGCAAAAACTACAGGATTGGCAACTTGGTTTCAGGTGTCGTTCCCGGATATGTCCGACTCATTCTTTGTTATTGCAGAATGCGGTCGTGAAATTCCAATGCCAGAAATTGCACAGAACGAAGCAGCAACCATGTCTATTTCTCTTATCATCAATACATATAAGGGACTGGATACCAAAATTGAGCCGACAGCGGCTGCTGAATAAGATGTAAAACAGGGAGGATAATTCATGTTTAGTTTCTCAGTAAATGATAAAACATACAAAGTAAAATTCGGATACGGAGTGCTTACTCAGTCGGACATTCTTACACAGGTGTCCTCTATGGGGTCAATCGCCAATCCACAAGATATGATTAAAATGCTTCCAGAACTGATTCTGGCTGGACTGCAAAGAAAACACAAAGATGAATTCGGGTATGAAACCGAAGAAGAAAAGAAAGTTGCATATGAAAAGGTATGTGACCTTCTGGATGATTATGAAGATGAATCCACAGAGGAAAATCCTCATAATGGATTTACTCTATTTGAAAAAGCGAGTAAGGAGCTTGAGAAGAACGGTTTTTTATCCGGCATGCTGAAAGCGATGGAAGAAGCCGAGAAGAATCAGAAAGTAACCAAAATGCCACAGGATCACAAGAAGAAGAGCTGAGCTTTCCTGAGGTAGTCCATAAAAAACTACTTCCACTTTATTTGTCTATTGGCGTTTCTGAGGAAAAGTTTTGGGATTCCACACCGTATGATTTAGAACCATACATGGAAGCCTACAAATTAAAACAAAAAATGGCCGATTCGCAAGCATGGCAGTTCAACATGTACACGATGTGTGCAGTTCAGACTGCAGTTGCAAATGTGCTTATTGGCAAAAAGTCAAAGGCTGAATACCTTAAAGAACCATTTTCGCAAACAGCCGAAAAGCAAAAGCAAGAGGATGAAGAGAATCTTTCTGAAACAGAAAAGAAACGGCAACGTGACAGGTTGCTCATGACATTGCAACTCATGCAAGCAAATTTTGAGCTGAATCATGGTAATAATGACGAGGGCAGGCAGGATTAAAAGTCTTGTCTGCCCTTTATTTTTTTGATTAAAAGGAGGTGCTTTAATGGCCGATAATACCATAGATACCCTCAATATACAAATAGAGAGTAGCACAACTCAGGCGGTGCGGTCTATTAATAACCTTGTAAAAAAATTAGATACATTAAACACTGCTTTTGGAAATCTTGACATAAGCCGGTTAAATAATTTTTCCAATTCTTTAAAAAGTTTAGGTAGCGTGAATTTTAAAGCAAATGGATTGAATGCGGCTATAAACGCTATCAATCGTCTTGGAAAATCTGATTTCAGTCAGTTTGATACAGGGAAATTAGGCGAAATTCTTACCGAGATGCAGAAACTTGATGCTATTCCAGATGTTTCTCCGAGCGTTAGCCGGTTCACAACCGCTATAGCTAAACTTGCCGGTACAGGACAGTATATCGGCAATGTATCAAAGGAACTTCCGAATCTTGCGACAGGTTTAAATAATGCGGCTACTAAATTAGGCTCTATGAGCGAAGTATCAGCATCCACCAATGCTTTTATTACTTCTCTTGGAAAATTAGCTAGTGCAGGAGATAAAACCGGAAAGACTGCAAGTCAATTATCGACTCTCGCGCAAGAGGTTTTAAAGTTTTTTGACGTAATGAAAAGCGTACCAGATATCAGTTCGAGCACAATAAGAATGACAGAAGCTCTTGCAGTATTAGCATCGTCTGGAAGCAAAGTAGGGCGTGCCACAAGTAGCGTTTCGAATTCATTTAACACGCTTTCTTCGTTAGGTTCAAAAGCAAGTACTGTAATTAATGGGCTGACAAATGCTTTTCAAAAATTTGCTTCAAAAGCTATTTCTTTAGGCGGAAAAGCCGTATCTGCAATCGCAGGTATTGGAAATGCATCTTCTGAAGCTGGTGAAAAAATAAGAAGATTGTCAAATCCTCTGAGTTCGGTAACGAATAAGTTGAGTGCTCTTTACGCCAAAGGTTTTCTCGCAAAAAGAGCATTAGATGTTCTGGCATCGCCAGTAGAATCCGCAATGAACTATGTAGAGACTCTGAACTATTTCAACTCTGCGTTCAATCAGGTGGCAGAAGGAATCAACACTAATGAATGGAAGAAAAGTGGTATAAAATCTGCTGAAGCATATGCAAATTCATTCCAAGAAAGAGCAAAACAGCTTTCACAGAAACTGACAGGATTCGAAATTTCAGATACTGGCGAACTGACTAGAACCAATACCGCCAGTCTTGGACTTGACCCAGAAAAGACAATGCAGTATCAGGCAACATTTGCGCAGATGGCATCATCTATGGGAGATACATCAGAGACTGCATTAAAGTTGTCTAATGTACTCACTATGATTGGCGCAGACCTTGCATCTGTAAGAAATATGAACTTTGAAGATGTATGGCAGGACATGGCATCTGGCTTGACCGGTATGAGCCGCGCTATGGATAAGTACGGCATCAATATCCGTAATGCCAACATGCAACAGGAACTATATAATCTTGGAATTAATACCAGCATATCGAATTTGTCTCAGGCAGATAAAACGATTCTAAGAACGATTATCTTGCTGAACAACTCTAAGTATGCGTGGGCTGATTTGTCAGAAACGATAAATAGGTCAGTAGCGTGATAAATGCGTAGCTACTGGCAAGTCGCTCATATCGAAACCGTCAAGTAGGATATGAGTTATTAGTGATGAAATAAGCTGGAAAGCCGTTTGCAACGGTAATCAGAGAGTGAAGGCTATGATTAAAAGTATAGTCAACCGCAACGCGTAGGAAGTGAAACTGTAGTTGAGATACTACAGAATATAATCTTCCCAAGAGGCATCACTATCGGACGGTACAGGTGCAGAGCCTGTGGTAAAAAGGTACGCTGGACATGCATTGTAATAATGCAGAAGTGAGGATAAAAAGCCTTACGATAACAAATCGAAATCAACCGGCAAATCAGATTCGTATGCTTCAATCTAACTTTGCATCCCTTGGTAGAACAATAGGTTCCTTATTCATTCCTATACTGCAAACAGTACTTCCATATATCAATGCAATAGTAATCGCAATACAAAGAATGTTCGCTTATATTGCAAAACTTCTTGGAATCAAACTGTCTAACTTTGTATCATCTACTGGCGGTATTTCTGTAGATACAAGTAACATTGCGGATGATATGGATAATGCCAGTGATTCTATTGATACTGCAAATAAGAATGCCAAAAAACTCAAAAAAACATTGTCAGTTCTTTCATTTGATGAACTGAATCAGCTTAATGACAATTCTGATTCTGGTAGTACAAGTAATCCATCTTCTGGCTCTGGAAAAGGCGGTTTGGGGCATATCGGAGCACTTGATGCAGCTTTGGACGATGCTTTGTCTGCATATCAAAAAGCATGGGACGAAGCATTCAAGAAAATGTCCAACAGGGCAAATGAAATGGCAGATGCCATTGTAAATGCCTTTAAGAGAAAAGACTGGAAAGGTCTTGGAAAAATCATGGCTGATGGCATTAACTGGGGAATGCAAAAGCTTTATGATTTCATTAACTGGAATAACGTAGGCCCTTACATCACTAAATTCACCAGTGCGTTCACCCAGACTTTCAACAGCCTTGTTGATAATATCAACTGGGATTTGATGGGACGTACCGTTGGAGCTGGTATTAATACAATAGTTAATACAGCCAATCAGTTACTTGAGGGAACGAATTTCAAAAACCTTGGCAAGAAATTTGCAGAAGGCATCATGGGGCTTTCTCGTGAAGTTGACTGGACTAATCTTGGAAATTTGATTGGTAATAACTTTATGAAGAGCTGGCACATTTTCTATGGTTTTGTTTCAAATCTTAAATATGACGAAATCGGAATTAATATCGGAAATGCCCTTAATGGTATATTTGAGAAAATTAATTTCACAGAAATTGCTAGTGCATTAACAACTGGAATAAACGGCGCATTTACAGCACTTGCAAGCTTCACAGCAACATTCAATTGGGATGACTTCACTAAAAATCTTGGCGATGGGATTTCCAAATTTATATCCGATATGCACTGGAAAGAGAATGGAAAGGCTCTCGGAGACTTTCTTAGCCATTTATGCGATGCCCTGATAGATGCATTAACTCCTAATACATTCAGAAAGCTTGGAGAAGGCATTGGCGATTTTATCGGGCAACTTCCATGGGGAAAATTACTTGCAACAGCCGCTAAATTGCTCATAAGCGGATTTGGCGAAGCAATGTCTGGACTGTGGGAAAGCGGATTGTCCGGAAAGATCACAGCCGGTCTTACAACAGCTTTTGTTGCTGTAAAAATCGCAGATATCACAGGAATCGGAACACTTGTCGGAAAACTTATCGGTCATATCGGTGATAAAATCATGGCAAAAGAAAGTGCTGATATTATTGCCGAAAAATTATCCAGTATTCTTGGACAAGGAACATCCGAAGCAACACAAGTTCTTGACGGACTGGGCGAAGCGGCAGGAACATCTGGTGGGAAATTCGCTTCACTGGCAAAAGAGTTGGGACCATTGGTAGGTACAGCGGGATTAATTGTTGGTGTAGGTGCAGCGGCGGTTTATGCAACTTCTAAAATTGCCGGTATGGTAGAAAGTATGCAAGGCGGCAATGGAGTAGGAACCACATTTGGCAATACCATGGATAATTTCATTCAGACATTACAACAACGTGGCGACATAATATCTGGTTCTGCAACGGAAATTTGGAACTTGAAAGAATCTCTCGAAAAAGAAGGAATGACAGCAGAAGAGCAATCTGCGGCAACTCAGAAGATAATTGACAAACTCGGAGAAATGGGAGTGACATCAGATCAGGCAGAACAGGCATTTTCTTCTTTGTATCAGCAAGGACTTATCACGGATGATATGTTTGATATTCTATCAGAATCTATCAAAACATTAGGTGATAAATCAACGAATATGGCAGGTAGTCTCAATCTTAGCAAATACTCTGTTGATGAGCTGGCAGAAGTCCTTCCGAAGTTAACTACTCAGTTGGGATTAAATTCTGACCAACAGACTCAACTTAATACCGCATTATACGATATGCCTAATGCAAGTGGCACAGCTCAGGGAGCTTATGAAAACATCATGGCAACCGCAAAAGAAATGGGATTGAATACGGAATCTGTTGCAAAGATTTTTGCAGAAACATTCCCCGATGCAGTTCAGACCGCAAAAGAATCTGTGTCTAAGCAAACATCAGAAATTAGATGGAATACCACCAGAGATTTCAATGATGCGGCAGGTGCGGTAACAAAAGCTACTGGTCAGATGAAGAGTACTGCCATGAGCGATTATGAGGCAATTCATTCAAAAGCCACCGAATCTTCTCAGGGAGTCACTACGGCAACTGTAACGCAATGGGGAAGTTCTGCAAAAGAGGTTTCCAAGAACCTTGATTCAATGAAGCAAGCAGCCAACTTGAAACTGGGAGAAATGCAGAAAACTGTAGAATCCCATTTTTCATCACAGTATAATACTATAACCACCAAATGGCAGAAAGCGACAGAACGTATTGTTGGAAAAGGGCAGATTGTTGATTCTTTAGATTCTACACTTAGCAGAAAAGTTCCGTCTATGTCAAAATATTTCGATCAACTTTCAGGTAATATTTCAAAGAGTCTGAGTAGATTACATAGTGTCGGAGCAAATGCCGCAACCAGCCTGTATAATGGAATGAAATCCGTGAGAATGCCTACGCTTTCGTATTATATTTCTCAGTGGAAAACACATAGCCTTGGGAACGGCGGTACCAGTTCAACCCCTGTCTATAGTCCGAACTGGTATGCAAAAGGTGGTTTGTTCAAAAATGCATCTGTCATTGGTGTAGGCGAAGCAGGACAGGAAGCCGTTCTTCCTTTGGAAAATCGTAAAGCCATGAAATCCATTGCCGACAGTATCATGTCTGGATATGACGGCAACATGGGACTTACGAAAGATGAGATCATGGAAGCTGTTGAGCGTGGTGTAGTTACTGCTTTGATGAACAATGGTGACTTTGGCGGTTCTTCGCCGGAGTACATCATGAACAGCATCAAAGTGAACGAGCGTGAACTGGCACGAATTGTCACAAAGGCTCAGAACAACACAGATTACCGCATGAATCCGTCCCCGGCATATTGATTTTACGGTATGGATGTGGTAATATAATAAATGCATAAACGTTAAGAAAAGAGCACACTAAAGATGAAACGAGGGAAAAACCTCACGATTCTTTTGTGTGCTCTTTTTTTGTTTGGTAAAACCAACAGGCTAACCCGACGGGGGACAAGCGGAAATGCCTTGCCGCCTGCCTGTTGATTTACATACATTTCAAGGCATCTTATATACGAAAGGCAGGTATTTTTTTATGGCAAAATCTTTTAACTACCGTAAATATTACAAAGACTATTATGGGATTGATTTCGACAGTAACTATGTAATCCACCATATTGACTTTGACAGAAGCAACAATGATATTAATAATTTAATTCTATTACCTTCGAAGTTACATAGTCGATATCACTTTTTATTAACTGGATTTAATTCTGATAAAAACAATAAAGGGATTGCAAGTCTTGATTTTAAAATCGTCTCAGAATGTGGGAGCATCCCTATGTTCGGAATAAACATGATGAAAAATTTATGTGAAACAATGGCAGAAATTGATAAATGGGTAAGAATAAAATCCGATATGGATAGAGCAAAATACAACAAAGAAGTGTATGGTATTTAATATGTGGTAAATTCAGTAGGCTAGGGTAGCTCCCGAAAATCTCACCTCCAAGAGATATGCCTACTGTTTTTATAAATTTGGAGGATTGAAAATGAATGGAGGTCATTTTATGGCAGTATTTAGAGTACACAAAACAAAGAATTATACGCTGATGAGTAATCATCATCTTAGAGATAAGGATTTGAGTTTAAAAGCAAAAGGGCTTTTATCTGTAATGTTTTCATTACCGGATTCTTGGAACTATTCTATTCCCGGGTTATGTGCAATTTTAAAGGAAAATGAAACGGCAGTGAAATCAACCATAAAAGAGTTAAAAGCAACAGGGTATCTTATTGTGGATAAGAAAAAGCCTTGCAAAGAAGAGGGACGATCTAAGTTTGAGTACATTTATAACATTTACGAAACTCCGCATGAGGTATCTGACAATAGCAATAATCAAGAGGCTTTTTTTCAAGGTATAGAAACCCTAGCCCTAGAAGTCCCAGAGGTAGAACATCACCCCCATAATAAAAGAACTGATATATCAACTACTGATAAATCAATTACTGATAAATCAATTACTGATACAGATAAAGACTGTACTTTATCAAGTACAGAGGAAAAGACTTTACCATCGTCTGGTAAAGGAGTAAAGACTTCTGCTCCTAATAATAATATAAATATAAATATTAATAATATACCACCTAGAACGAAAGAGCAGAAGCAGGAACGGTACGCACATGTGAAAAATAATCGCTCTGTCGATTACAAAGACGAAGAACTACCGACAATCCTGTACAATGGATTTAATTCTCTGTACGGGGACAAAGAAGATATTTTGGAAGACCACGACATCTGCCTGACTATGGCATTAGTCAGCAACTTCTTTGAAAAATTCAAACAGTATCGGGGAGAACGACACCCGATGGTTTATGCCAATGATCTTGACCAGTTTCTGAGTATGATTCGAAATGCTGACTTGGATATGGTGAAAGACGGAATAGTCGAAGAAGACGAGGAGCCGCAATATTATCTGGACATGATGGACGAGTATTTCGGCTCTGACATTGGGAAAAACAACAATATGGACTGCGATTATCATATCTGGCTGTTCTTCACGGAGAAGACACAGAACATTTTGTATAACCGCGTGAAACAGAAACGGGAGGAATAATGGATTTCAAACAAAAATACTTTGCCATATGGCAGGAAGTGTGGGGACTTCACAAGAAATACTGGAAGATTCCACTTGATGATGCAAAACTGTGGGAACAATTTATATCTGAAACCGATGAACTCAGAAATAAATATTCGGGACGGTCAGAAGAACAGTTTGTGGAAAAACTTATTCTTGCTGTCATAAATGAGGTCGAAAACGTTTCAAAATCATCTGGCGATAATTTCCTCGGATAATACGTTAGGATTGATTCTGGCTTAAAATAATACAGTAATTAATTAGAAAGTGAGAAAGAAATGAGTAGACTTGGAAAAGAAATGCCAGCAGAGTATTCAGACAGATTTGACGAACTGAGGCAAAATCGAGTAGAAGTCAGTTTTTACAAATACGGCACTGCAAAAGATAATTTCGGCGAGAAATTGGTAAATGCCATAGAATCTCATGATATGTGCATTAAAAAATATAAAGAAACCGGTAACACGGAGTATCTTTGCGATGCTGCGAATTATTTGATGTTCGAATTTATGTATCCACAAATCGAAGGTGCTTATTTCAAAGCAACCGACAGTGGGGAAAGTGCCGGAGTAGTTGGAACACCAATTAATCAGTTAAAGGAGAAATGGTAGGATGAAAAAATCGGGCAATTCTTATGGGAAACACGGATTATGAATCATTTTGTAAAGAACACTTCGAAAGATTCATTTCTGATATCCAAAAGAAACATTAATATAACTTTTTCTTACTGAATCTCACCTTGTATATGTGATAGAATAAAGAATCATAAAGCGTCTATCAGAGCGATAGGCGCTATTTTCGTGTAATTAAGCATCTTCTTTCGGGAAGGTGCTTTTTCTTTTATGAGGTGTTATATGGCAGAAATATTTTTAAAAGTAAACGGTGTCTCGATGCCTTGCCCGTCTTCCTACACATGGGGATTACAGGACGTATCAGCGGCAAAATCAGGAAGATCTGATGACTCTGTCATGCATAAAAACAGGGTAGCACAAAAAAGGAAATTAGCTTTGCAGTGGAAAGGTAAAGATTGGGCTACTACAGCTAAGATTCTTCAAGCGTTCAATCCCGAGTACATCCAAATTACATATCCAGATATGATGTCTGGAAAATACGAAACCAGAACATTTTATGTTGGTGACAGGAGTGCGCCTGTTAAATGGTGGTGGCATGGAAACCAGAGAACAGAATCTATCAGTTTTGATGTGATTGAGAGGTAATGCATGAGAAAATTATCTAACAGATGGAAAGAAAAAGTCAAGAACGGAATGGACGTGCAGTACCTCAAGTATGCAGATATCACACTTACAGACGGAACTGTACTCAATCTGACCAGTGCCAATCTGTGGCAAAACGGAATGGAATTCGAAGATTCCGTATCTAATGATAGTAGCTTTGACATCGGTTCTGCAATCATCAATGTATTGAATCTTAGCATTAATAATTTTGACGGTGAGTACTCCGATTACGATTTTGAGGGAGCAGAAGTCATATGTTATGTTGGATTACAGATTGAAAATGAGGATACAAGTGAACTGTTAGATTCAGCTGGAGAACAAATACTGGATTCAACCGGTGATACAATCATAGTTCATAAAAATGCGGTTATTGAAAAAACACGTATTTGCACAGTGACAGTTATTGAACAGCCGGAAGACGAAACGGTGACCATAGACCTTACGTGCGAAGATAATATGCGGAAGTTTGACCGCAATTATTCCGACAGCAAATTGAAATATCCGGCAACAAGAGGGCAGATTGTACGAGATGCCTGCGAGGTATGTGGGGTTACTCTGCAAACTTTAAACTTCTATAGAGATGATTACATTGTGCAGAATCGTCCAAATGACGAAGCTTTAACATTTCGCCAGGTTCTACAGTGGGTTGCGCAGATTGGCTGTCAGTGGATGAGATGCGATGAATATGGCAGATTGTGCGTCAATTGGTACGGTTTTGTCAATGAAGAAGAACTTACAGTTGATGAACTTGGAGTATTAAAAACACAGGACGGAAGCAACGTTAATCTTAACTTCTCGAACTCAGATGGTGCGTTGTCGGCTGACAATGGTACGCTTCTTGAAAATGATGGGATTCTGAGGCTTTTTGCAACTGACGAAAAAGGTAACATTTCTGAAATAGAAACCACCTATGGTTTTACTCCGCATCATACAGATGTAGTAATCACAGGCGTGAAAGTAACTGAATACAGCGAATCCTCTTCTGATAATCCGCAAACTTACATGGTTGGTACAGAGGGATATGTACTTGGAATTTCTGGTAATAAATTAATTCGTGTTGGCGATGGCCAGACAATCGCTTCAATAATCTCCGAAAAATGCGTTGGCATGAGATTTAGACCATTTGAATCCGAGTGCCCTACAGATGTGGCTCTGGAAGCCGGAGATTCACTGATTATTGTGGATAGAAATGGAAAAATATACACATCGCTACTTACCACAACTACATTGAAACCGGGATCCGGTCAGAAGATAGCTTGTAATGCCAAAAGCGCTGCTAAAAATAGCAGCACCCAATATTCCCAGGCGACGCAGGCATTTGTTACTGCAAGAAATATGGTTAAGCAGGAAAAAACCGAGAGAGAAAAAGCTCTTGAAGAATTTGGAAAAAGAATTGATTCGGCCACTGGTGTATATACCACCGAAGAAATACAGGAAGATGGAAGCCGGATTTTTTATTTGCATGATAAGCCTACACTCGCTGAATCCAAAGCAATTTGGAAGATGACCTCCGAGGCGTGGGGCGTATCCACAGATGGTGGACAGACATGGAATGGTGGCATGACAGTTGATGGCGATACGATTGTAAGAATTTTGAACGCGGTTGGCGTTAATGCTGATTGGATTAATGCCGGTGCAATCATGGTCAAGGATTCTGATGGGAATATTCTCTTTTCTGTCGATATGGATACCAAAAAAGTAATAATCAGTGGTGATTCAGTTGTTATCGGTGGCAAAACAGCCACAAAAGCATTATCCGACAATCTTCAGGAGAGCAAAGATTATTCAGATGGTAAATTAGCTGATTACGCTGACACAGTAACAGGTTCATTGGCTGGATTACAAGCACAGATTGATGGACAGATTGAGTCCTTCTTCTATGATTACGAACCGTCTTTACAGAACAAACCGGCTTCTGAATGGACAAGCACAGAAGAACGCAAAAAGCACGAAGGTGATCTTTTTTACTGGAAGAGCACTGGCTACGCGTATCGGTTTATGCAGGACGGTGCAACATGGAAATGGCAGATGATTCAAGACAACGACATTTCCAAAGCACTTGCACAAGCTGAGAAAGCGCAAGATACCGCAGACGGCAAGAGAAGGACGTTTGTTATACAGCCTTCGCCGCCGTATGATATCGGAGATTTATGGTCTCAAGACGGCGGAGATATCCTCACTTGTGTAGTAGCAAGAGCAAAAGGAAGTGTGTATGCGTCATCTGACTGGAAGAAACTGAATAAATATACCGATGATACCACAGCAAACAAAGCCCTTGAAGCAGCAGCTCTTGCCAAAAACATGACTTTGCAGCTATCAAACGAAATGCAGACGATTACGGCTGATGCAGATGGCAATATCGCAGTATTTCCACAGGTATCTACCAAAGCTACTGTAATGTATGGCTCATCGGATATTACAGACGATTGTAGTTATACAATCACAAAATCCGACAGTATCACAGGCTCTTGGAGTGATGCAACACATATCTACAATGTTACTGGGCTATCGGCAGACAATGGATGGATAGACATCAGAGCAACATATCTCAGTAATCTGGCAGTAACAAAAAGATTCACGATTTCTAAGCAGAAAAAGGGCGAAGATGGAAAAGATGGTGAACCTGGTAGAACATACATGGTTGAGCCATCATGTAACGTCTTGAAACGTGGCTCTGACAAGACAATTAGTCCAAACTTTATAACATTTAAAGCGTATTATCGTGACGGAAAGTCAGCTACTAGAGTGCCTTATAAAGGCAGATTCGTTGTTGAAGAGACTGCTGACGGAAACACTTGGAATACCATTTATACTAGTTCAACCGATGAGGATACCGTGACACACTATTTGTATTCTATTTTGACAAATGAATCTGGTCAGACAGTAGCAAGTTCTACTGGTTCAACTGTCGGTATTCCAAGAGATGTGACAAATGTTAGATGTAAATTATATGCATCCGGTGGTACTACGACATTGATGGATATGCAGAGCGTGGCGGTCGTTATTGATATAGACAATTTGACGCAGGAGCAAATAGTTAGCATTCTGACTAATGACGGGGCTTGGAAGGGATTATATTATAGCAATGGGCGTCTCTACGTCAGCCTTGATGCTCTTCTTGGTGGAACAGTTACCTTGGGCGGCAAAAAGAATGGGAACGGTTATCTGAAAATTAAAGATGCCAGCAATGCTGTTAAAGGATTAATTGATCGCTCTGGATATACTGTATTTACAAGCTACGAAGAAAATTCAAAATACATGAAATATACAGGCATACAGTTTTCAAGCGATGGAATATTCCCTGTTGATATCAAGAAGTTCTTTGACGATGAAGTAGATATTGAAATTGAAAATAGTGAAAATTGGGGAATCAGTTGGAAGGATAACAGTCTAAACGTATATGCCACAGAGGTATCGGCTGACACTGGTACATTTGAAAATTTAACTGTTACTAATCCTGCATCTTTCGCAAAATCACCAAAGATAGAAGACATGGAGTATACGACATCATCAAATACTATTTGTTGGGATGGACGTACAGGATACAAACAGCTGATGCTGAAATCTTCATCCTCGAAACGCTATAAAGATATTGGAAACGATATTTCAGAGCAAGAAATTGAAGAATGGTACAATATCGAACCAACGTGGGCGAAATACAAAAAGGGATATCTAGTTAAAGGGGACGAGAATGAAGGAAGATATATCCCAATGTTTATTGCTGAGAATGTAGAAGCATTCTTTCCAGAAGCTGCTCGGCATCAAAACGGACTGGTCGAAGACTGGAACGAGCGTATCATGATTCCAGCAATGTTTGCAATGCTAAAAGCACAGAAAAAGAAAATTGACCAACAAGAGAAACTTATTAATAAACTTTGCGAAAAGTTAAATATAGAATGAATTATGAAATGGAGGTACATAAATGTCAGTAAAACAAGTACAAGCTATTGTAAATGGACAAGCTTACACCCTTACTTTTAACAGTAATACGGGCAAATATGAAGCTACAGTAACAGCTCCAAATAAGTCCAGTTACAGCCAGAGCGGACATTATTACGGAATAACAATCAAGGCAACGGACGATGCTGGAAACGTGACCACCAAAGATGCAACAGATTCCGCAATCGGTAGTTCCCTGCGATTAACCGTTAAAGAAAAGGTCGCTCCAGTAATTACAGTCACAAATCCAACAGCATCTGCAACACTTGTCAACAACAAGCCAACTATCACATGGACTGTTACAGATGATGATTCTGGTGTTAATCCGTCTACTATCGGTATCACAATCGATTCCGGAAGCAAGATTACTGACGGCATTACAAAGACCGCCGTAACCGGTGGTTACAATTGTTCGTACATACCGGCAACAGCTCTTACCGATGGTTCTCATACCATTAGGTTTGATGTATCCGATTACGATGGCAACGCAGCTACGCAGAAATCTGTAACATTCAAGATCGATACCGTACCGCCGACGTTGAGCGTAGCCTCTCCGTCTGATGAATACGTTACCAACAAGAGCACAATTACTGTAGCAGGTACAACCAATGATGCAACGTCATCTCCTGTTACAGTAATGATCAACGGTACACCTGTAACGGTTGGTAGCAACGGAGCATTCAGCACTACGGTCACATTGTCCGCAGGCTCAAATACAATTACTATCGTTGCAAAAGACAGTGCCGGTAAGACAACAACCATTACTAGAATTGTCAAGTATGATCCGAACCCACCAAAGATTACAGCCGCAAGCGTAACGCCTAATCCGGTCGATGCAGGCAAAACTTATGTGATCTCTGTCACAGTAACTGATGAATGATGATTACGAGGGTTTACGGCTCGTGTAATGAGTTCGCTATTGAGTTCCAGAGACGAGAGGGATCGGATCTCGAAATCTGGGACGCAATAGTCCCTGCCAATAGAGATGGACAGTATGTCATAGAAATCTATGCAGAAAGTAGTGGTGGCTTGACAGCTTATACCGCCACTGTACTGTTTCTGATATCAGGGCACGAGATTGCTGGAAAGCTCGTTCCGAGAGGATATACGGCAGAATCAGAGAACATCGAGTACAGCTCATTGCTGAATCTGAGTCAGCTGACGGCAGAGCTTGTAAAGCAATGTTTCAGTGGACATAAAATATGCTGAAAGGAGAGAGGACATGGCAATTAGATACGTAGATAGCAATACAATAATGGATTTGGGAGAAAAAATCCGATTTAAAAGTAAAGTAGAGCCGGTATGCGGTGTAGACATCCCTTTTTCCATCATTTCAGCGGATTACGAATTGATTTTCGTTGATACAGATGCTGAAAAAGAGACTGTAGAAGATCAAGGAAACTGCAATATCAACGAGCATACGCTAGATGCGTTAATTGAGCCACAAAAAACAGGAATCTATTGTCTGAGATTCATATATAAAATTGCAGATGAAACGTGGGTAGATAATTATAAAATCAAAGTGAAAGGGTGATATGCATGGCAGATGCAAACATTTATATAGCCGGTGCAAGCATAAGCCCTACATCAGTTCAGACAGGGGCGAAATATGCGATTGCTGTTGATGTTCGGAATGTCCAGTATGTATTAGGCACAAGTGATGGATCAGCACTTGCCACTTCTGATGGTTCGATGCTGAGAGTGAAAGAATAGAGGTGATTATATGGCAGAATCATTAAAAACAATATTAATGTCGGCACTGGCTTCGAAAGCAACGCCGGCAGAAAGTGACACATTGATAGTTGGAGAAGGGAATGTATTAAAAAAAATATCGTTCTCACAATTATTTACATACCTGAAAGACAAGCTAGGCATTAATACATTAAACACGAATATAAGTAATTTAATGCAAATATCATCTGATAGAATTAAAGACATAGATGTTCCTGCGTCAGGATCTGTAATGATAACATTTACTAAATTCAAACCTAAAAGTGGTTATAATAGGGTTGTTTTAGCTCATAGTTTTAATAATTCTTCTAACGGAGGTTCAAATTATTCTGGAATGTTTATATATAACACTACAGGAGCAACGGACGGAATACAAGTATTTATTCATAATGTATGGAGTAGTAAAGGAAAGGTTGATTTATCATTAACTGTTGCATATATACAATCAAATTTCTTTAATTAATGCTAATAAATCCGTCTTTTATATAGTTATTAATAGCATTGATGGTGCTAACTGCGCCTGTAACACTATTTGCACCTATTCCTAACAAAGTCTTTAAATTTACTCCATTTGGAAATGTGGCTAGTAGAGTACCATTAGCAAGGCCATCAGGAATTGCTAAAGTTAAATGAGCAAATACTATATCATTATTGTATATGCAATATGCGCCGCCAAGTTTGTTGTGACTGTTTATGGCATGCCAACGGCAACAGAATAAGGCAAGTAATAGCACTTTAGATGGAATGAGGAATAAAAAAGGCTCAGATCGAGCAGATTGTGAACCAGATAAGCGAGAGAGCAAATCTTGTAAGACAGCTGTATCCTCATCTTATCCGGCATACCACAGCCACAATGTCTCTTGAGCGTGGTATGGATGTTACGGAATTGCAAAAGATGTTAGGACATGAAAAATTAGACACGACTATGATTTATGCGAAGGTATCGCTAGAATCATTGAAATACAGTCACCACAGATACGTGGTGTGAAAGGAGAACATATGGAAATTAAAGGAATTGACGTATCATCGTGGCAAGGGAAACCGGATTGGGCAAAAGTATCGAATTCTGGAATTAAGTTTGCAATTTTGAGAATTCATCAGAAATCCGGCACAGATGCATCATTCGAACACAACTACAAGGGCTGTAAATCCAATGGAATTCTTATTGGTGGATATAAGTACAGCTATGCTTTAACATCGGCACAAGCTATCGAGGAAGCTGAGAACGTAATTTCTGTTCTTGGTGGACGTGGACTTGACTTTCCAGTATTCTACGATCTGGAATGGGCACAGCAAAGAAGTCTCGGAAAACAGGCTATCGAGAATATTGCAGTAGCGTTTCTGACCAGAATCAAGAAAGCTGGTTATAAGGCCGGTATCTACTGTAATCTGGACTGGTATAATAACGTTCTGTCAGATGCTTTGAAGCAGTATGATTGTTGGATTGCTCGTTATCCGGCAAGCGACAATGGTTCTGTGCAGGAAAGATTGCGTCCGAATGTCGGTGTAGGCTGGCAGTATTCCAGTAAAGGAAAAGTTCCAGGAATCAGCGGAAATGTTGATATGGATGTGTTCTACAAAGACTACAGAGATTCTAACCAGAAAGGAGAAACCAAAATGGTAAAAATCAGTAACTGCGGACATGATGAACGCGGAAGATATGCAGGTGGAAAAGCAGGAGATCAGACTGGTACGGAATATCAGATCATGAACTGGTACAGCAGACCGTGGCTCTGTGTTCTAAGATTCAATGACGCTAAAATCGCAACCATGATCGCAGACATGGCGACAAAAGCGGCACAGAACAATCTCATCGGATACGATCAGGGTACTTCCGGAAACAGCAATGACCGGTATTCGTTCTGGCGGCACTTAAAGGCAAGTAACTACGATCCGGCGCAGATCACGGTAGCTTGTGAATCTGATTGCAGCGCAAGTACAGCAGCTATTGTCAAAGGGGCTGGGTATCGCTTAAATAATGCAAGGCTCAAAGCGGTCAGCATCTATCTGACGACACGGAACATGAGAGCTGCAATGAAGATTGCCGGTGCGAAAGTACTGACGGATAGAAAGTATCTGACATCCGGTGACTATCTAAAGGCAGGAGATATCCTCCTGAATGATAACCACCACGTGGCTATCGCTGTTACCACTGGCGCAAAAGCAAGTACGCTTTCAACGCCAACTATTCTGTCTAAAACTCCGAAGTGGGTGGGAAAGGTGACTGCAAATACACTTAATGTCCGCACATGGGCAGGAACAGAGTATGCACAGCTTAAAAGCTATCCTACACTTGCAAAAGGCAATTTAGTTGATGTATGCGATACCATTAAAGCCAAAGATGGAGCATCTTGGTACTATATCCGCATTGCCGGAAAGTATTTCGGATTTGTTTCCACGAAATATATTTGCAAAGTGTGATAAATGTGATATAATAAATATACCATAATTCAACTCCTCCCCAGAGTTTGGATATGAACTCAAAAAAGAGATGATCTGTTTCTATTCCTTGACAGATCATCTCTTTTATTTTATTTAATAATATATTCCCAATATTGATTTTTAATATCCGCATATCCGTTCTTACGAATCAGTACTTTATCACCAGAAAACATCGTAAAATCAGAATCCAGCTTTTGCACATAATCCATGTTTACAACAAATGACTTATGGCAACGCAAAAACCGTTTATCAAGGTAAGGCTCAACCGACTTTAAAGTTGCATACATACTGTGCATAATCCCGTTCGTGCAATGAACAAAAACTTGCTTATCCCGTGCTTCGAGGTACTCGATTTTGTTCAATGGAATCCTTATAATGCAATCTCTGTGTCTGATTGTGAGCATCTTGTGTTTCATATCACTCAAGGTATTGTCAATCATAGAAAACATTCTTCCGTGTTCATTTCCCTTGATGATATAATGCGTAAATTCAACATCCAACGCATCAAAAACAAAATCCTTGTGAGCTGTCCAGAAAGCAATTTTGCCCTTATATCCACACTCTCGGAGTTCTTTGGCAATATCCACGCCATTTTCGTTTTTAAGTATTACATCCAAGACAATCATATCAAACCATTTTCCGTCCTTAACATCATCTATCAAGGGTTCCCCACTGAAATAACCGTCTATCGTATAATTCCGGTCACCGTTTTGCTTCAAAAACGGTTCAATCCGATGCTTAAAATACTCAACCTGTAGTTCACAATCGTCACAAATAGCAATTTTCATAGTAATCACCTTCCGTTTATCGCCTACGCTTCAACTTTCATCAGATTATCCTCATCTAATCAATTAATTATGGTAATATAGTAGCACTGAAACGGAAATGTGTAAATAGTTCAGCAGAAGTTCGAAAAAAATCGACATCTTAATACGTTGGTACAGCCTGCCAGATTACTCTGGGGAGGAGATGTGATCGTGAATGCAGGTTTTACCATAAAACGAGCCGGGGAGTAAAATCCTCGGCTCTTTGCTTTACAATGAATTATTTTTGATATGAAATTAAGTCTGTAGTATATTCGTTATCATATTCTGCTAATGGACGAATCGTTAATGCGAAATCTACGTTTGACACATCGGAAATTCCGTTTGCTGTAAGAAAATCATCTGTAGGAGTTAGGGTCACAAGAGTTTTGCAACCATCTAATAAATACTGATTGAATATTTCATAACTATCTGACATTGTAAAATCGTTATAAGTCTCAGAAGTTACATCGTATGCGAAATACTGTCCAGTAGTGTTTGTGATACAAAATGTGAAGCTGTTACCCTCTGAGGAAATGAAATCGACACTAATGCCGTTCTGGTTATACAAGTTCTGTGCACTGTCAAATACAGGAGAAGAAACCACAGTAGTTCCAGTTACGTCAGCGTGAATCTGACCGCTGTCAAAAGCCTTGAAGCTCTTTGTATTGTCGTAAGCCCACAAGAGAACGTCAAAGCTATCTACTTCGTCCATCTGGTAGTCTTTGAATAACTGTGCGTCGCATTCTCGTTACTTCAGTGATGAGTTAGGCGCACTATTTTTTAAAAAACAAGCAGAACAAATGTTTGTATTTTCTCTTTGCATATGGTATAATAAAAACATGGATAAAAATATGTTTAATATCAATAATAACGAATTTTCATATGGTAGATGATATGTGTATTCCCTGCAGTACCATCTGGTATGGTGTACAAAATATCGGAAAAAGGTTTTAAAAGATGGTATTGATGCAGAATGCAAGGAAATGCTCTATGACTTTGTAGAAGAATATAAATTCCAGATCCTGGCAATGGAGGCTATGCCGGATCATATCCATCTTCTTGTAGACTGCAGACCACAGTTTTATATCTCGGATATGATCAAGATCATGAAGGGAAACATTGCCAGGCAGATGTTTCTTGCGCATCCGGAACTGAAGAAGGAACTTTGGGGAGGGCATCTGTGGAATCCATCTTATTGTGCAGTAACGGTGAGTGACAGGAGCAGGAAACAGGTATGTTCTTATATCGAAGGGCAAAAAGAAAAACAGTAATCTGAAAGAACTCGTTTTTTATATTTGTAAGAAAGAGGAAAAAAGATGAGGACAGTATCCAGTTATGGCGTAGAACTGCGAAAACAGAATATCCCGATCCGCCAGACACTGGATATTTATCGTTCTGCGGTCAGCTGTCTGATTGAGATCTATGCCCAGATATGGGATGAACTGGCAGTGATTAAGGAACCTAAAAAACGTTTCAATACTGCAGAACATCTGGTACATACCACTAAAAAGAACGCGGCAAGGTTTGATTTTGACCTGCGATTTCCAAAGATGCCTTCTTATCTCAGAAGGGCAGCTATCCAGCATGCCCTGGGAAGCGTATCCTCATATAAGACAAGGCTGAAACTGTGGGAAAAAATGGATCAGAAAGGCGGCACGCCGAAGCTGGTGTGTGGTAATCATGCTATGCCGGTATTTTACCGTGATGTGATGTACCGTGAAGATACTGAGGAAAAAGATGGAGCGTACCTGAAACTTTATGACGGCCATGACTGGAAATGGTTCCGGGTCAGTCTCAGCCATACAGACATGGAATATCTCAGAAAGAACTGGGCAGGAAAAAGAGCAGCAGCTCCCGTGCTGGAAAAAAGGTATCGTAAATACTTCCTGTGTTTTTCTTATACAGAAGAAGTGCCGCTTACAAAGGCACCTGTAAAAGAACAGATCATCTGCAGTGTGGATTTAGGGATCAATACGGATGCAGTCTGTACCATTATGCGGTCAGATGGAACTGTCCTGGGAAGAAAGTTTATTGATTTTCCCAGTGAAAAAGACCGGATGTACCGTGTGCTGGGACGGATAAGCAGGTTCCAGCGGGAACATGGTTCTGTACAGGTGAAAAGCAGATGGGCTTACGCGAAGCGTCTTAACACAGAACTCGGAAGGAAGGTCGCAGGGGCAGTTACAGGATATGCGGAAGAAAACCACGCGGATGTGATCGTGTTTGAGTATCTGGAAACAAAAGGAAAGATATCTGGGAGAAAGAAACAGAAGCTGCATCTGTGGAGGAAAAGGGATATCCAGAAAAGATGTGAACATCAGGCGCATAGAAGAGGGATGCGGATATCCAGGATCTGTGCGTGGAATACCAGCAGGCTTGCCTGTGATGGATCGGGAACAGTTGTCCGTGATCCAGACAATCACAGTTTATGTACATTCCAGAATGGAAAAAGATATAACTGTGATCTTTCGGCGTCCTATAATATTGGAGCAAGATATTTTATACGGGAACTCTTAAAACCCCTTCCGGCAACGGAAAGGTCTTTGCTGGAGGCAAAAGTCCCTTCAGTAAAGCGTAGGATCTCATGTGTATATGCGGACTTAAGAGAATTGTTTTCAGAAATGGAACTCTTAAGAGCAGCATAAACACAGGCAGATATACAGTGGATTACCTGCAGTGTGGGAACCTGCCATATCTGGCATGGAAAAAAGCGCATGACTGCGCATATCCTAAGCTACAGGCGTATCCGCCGATATTTAGCCTTGTCGCTTAAAGCGACTGAGGAGCATGTGACTTTAGTCATGTGAGATCCACGAAATCTTTATTTTCCCATGTATCTATCAGCTCCAAAGTAGAATTCGCTTTCTTTCCGGGTGCTACATCAGAGGAGTTTATGCCATACTGATCGCCGCCTGCCATAATACCGTTTATGGCATAAGCATAAGGAGCTATGCCTAAATTTAAATTAGAATTGTTTTCGATATACAGTCCTATAGTGCCTGTGGACGGGGAATCGGTTAATCCTTTTGTTTCAACATGAATGCCGTTCTCTTCGTATAGTACAAAATCTTCCGCAAAAACATTGGATGGCATGGATGCAAGCAAAATGCTTGACAGCCCAATACTAGCTAGAAACTTTACTTTCTTTCTCATAAAAATATTTCCTCCTTAGTAAAATTTGCATATATTATACCGCAAGATTCAATAATAGCATAGTCAAAACCGAAATGTTTTTCATATTTTTATCCATTAAAAATGCAGTTTTATCGTTTTTCCCGATTAATTTGCACAAAAAGTGGTATAACTAAATACATAAATTATAGACTAAAGAGGTATATATTATGAGGAAGATTAAGAAATTGCTGATCGCAGCAGGAGTAATTCTCTTTGCCAACTACATAATTCACTTGCCAATGTGCGTGAAAGACTATGCCAATAAGGATTTTGGTATATACTCAACCCAAACTATGCACAAGCATTCAACGCTTACTATGAGTGCGGTTTTGAAACCGGCGTCTAAATCTACGCTCAAATTCTACATTTCACCGCACAAATCAGATTTTATCTTTGACTACACAAATAATTTCTATGCGATCATAAATATTCCAGTCTATCTCTGGCAGTTTGCAAGGGCGAATATTAATCCATGTGTCCTGTTTCATTGGATCTGCGGAAAATATGATAAAAATAAATGTTCGAATGCATATTTTCTACTGTCCAGACATATACTGTAGTAAAGTTTCGATTGGGAGGGCTACTATGGATTACAAAGAAAAAATTATTGAATTGCTGGATAAAGTTAAAACAGAAAATACTTTTAAAAGAGTATATAAATTGTTAGAGTATTTATACTTGAAAGAAAAGTAACTAAAAATTGCCGCACCCATGAAAATAGGTGCGGCATTCTAATTATTCTGTTTTTAAATCATCTGGAGAAGCAGAGAAATAATATTCAAATTCGGAACTATCATACTTAGAACCCATCATTTCATTCAGCTTATCGGCAATTGATTCGCCCATTTCCTCTCCAAATTCAGAATCTTCAACTTTTGTTCTTTTATATTCCGCAAAAATATTTCCCCAATCGTCCTGTGTTCCAGCGTAGTAAATCTGAATAAGATCGCCATTTTCTTTAGGACTTAAATAAGACAATGCTTTGTCGGTTACATTCTCCATGCTTTTTGGGAAAAATACTTTTTGAACATCACAGGAATTAAAAATAGCGTCATATATCTCAGTTATTCCTTCTTGGAAAATGATGGATTCAACATACGAATTTCCGATTCCAACCTGAAAATCCGATAAATCTGTTGCATAGTCTGTTCCGTCAATATTGTATGTCGGAAGAATTTCTAAAACCTTGCATTTTCCATCATATCCATGTAATTTCACAGTGCTTCCTTCGATATCATAATCGAAATCACTGATTGTGCCATATTTTTCAGAATCATCTTTCTTTACTTCAACACCAGTAACACCCCCGGCATAAACTGGAATGGGAACCCCTAAAATAGTAAAAGAACAGATTGTCACTAATAGTTTCTTCTTCATTTGTAATTCCTCCTTAGTATTTGAATATGAATATATTATACCATTGGCGACAGAAATAATATAGGAGAATATAAAGAAAGACCAGAGATTTTTTATTCCCCGGTCTTTCTTTTTTTAATTATTTTCCAGTTCGTTAAGGATTTCTTCGAGTTGCTTCCAATGTTCATCGCTGAGCTTGGCAAACTTCACAAGGATTTTCTTTGCAAAGTCGTTGTCGCCGGTCATAACTGAATCTACGATAGCCTGCGCATCGCTATCGTCGTCTCGGAACATGCTTCCAGTTCCGTTCACGAGCCAGTCATAGGAAACATTGTAAGTATTACAAATCAGCTTCAAAAAATCTTCGTCGGGATTTGTTCTTCCAAGCTCTATGTTTTCGATTTTTCCGCGACTTTTTAATCCGAGTTTTTTAGCGAAATCTTCTCTTGAAAGTCCTAAATACTTACGCAACTCTTTCAATCGCTCATCCATTTTATAAACCTCCTTTCATTATTTTATGATAAAAGTATAACATTTTATAATTACGTTGTCAACGTAAAAATATTTAAAAATACGTTGACAATGCGTTACAAACGTGATAATATACATTTACAACGTAATTAACTATGGGAGGTGAACAAATGTCAGAGGAAAAGCGACAGCTCATTAGAGATGTAACAACAAGAATCAATAAACTTCCAGAAGATAAGAAACATTATATTTTGGGATATATGAATGGAGTTGCTGATACTGTTGAGAGCAATCCCCAGAAAAAAGGCGGAGGCATGGAAAGGAAATAAATGGACTGTTTACAGATTTTTAACTCAAAAGATTTCGGCCAAATACGGACAGTAGAAATTAACGGAAAGCTATATTTCGTAGCAAATGATGTGGCAAGAGCACTGGGATACAAAAGACCGGCAGATGCAGTTACGGCACATTGCAAGGGGTCGGTAAAGCACCGATGCCTTACTGACGGAGGAGAGCAGGAATTAAAAGTCATTCCAGAAGGAGATATATACCGCCTCACTACTCGGAGTAAACTTCCGTCAGCAGAGAAATTTGAATCATGGGTATTTGATGAAGTTGTTCCATCTATCCGAACGAACGGTGGTTACATTGTCGGACAGGAAACACTCTCTGATGATGAGTTGATGGCAAAAGCAATTCTTGTAGCACAAAAGAAAATTGCAGAAAGAGACCAGCTTATCGAAGAACAGAGACAGCAGATTAGCGTCAAGAATCAGATAATCGGAGAACTTAAACCGAAAGCCGATTACTACGATGAAATCTTAAAGAATCCAGGACTGGTAACAATCACCCAGATTGCAAAGGATTACGGAATGTCTGGCAAAAAGATGAATGATATCTTGCACGACTTGGGGATCCAGTACAAGCAGAGTGGTCAGTGGTTGTTGTATGACAAGTATTCAAAGAATGGGTACACACATTCAGAAACTGTAGATATCGTCAGATCAGATGGAAGACGTGATGTGAAGATGAACACCAAATGGAAACAGAAGGGTAGAATTTTTCTTTACAACATGCTTAAAGACAAAGGCATTGTTCCAATGATTGAGCAGGAAAATAACCAGATGACAATGTAGGGAAGAAGAAAGAAAACTCAATAGAAAGGATTTTGCATGAAAAATTTAATATTCAGATTCAGAAAAAGAAAGAAGGTAAAACCATACAAAGTAGATACTTCACAGAAAGGATTTGAATATGTGGGTATTAAATTATCTGATGAACAATTCCAAGATATGTGTAATTTGAATCTGCTGTGGGCAAACGATAGGAAAGATATTCCTGTTTTTAACATGCTTGTTCTTATGAAAGTTTTAGGCTTATTGCCATCTGAAATGATGCGTGATAACGAAAGTGATGATTCTGGTGATGATATTTATGAACGGAAGTTCGGAAAGATAAGAAGATGAGTCAATCTTATACCACAGAAAGGAAATGATATGTTGGAAGAAACAAATGCATTACTCAAGCAGATTTTGGAAGAACTTAAAGCCATTCGAGAAGAAGTTGCACCTACGAGAACGAAAAAAGTAACGCACACGGCAAATATTGACAGGAAGACAATTGCCGAATGCGTTACCGATGGAATTCAAAACGCTTTATACGGGAAACGAGCGTTTAATCCGAAAGATTCTGAATAGCAAAATCATATGCACGTTTTAAATATTGAATTTCGTCATTTGACATAGAAGTATTTCCAGCCAATGGAGCTTCTCTTCTGTCAAGAACGTATTCATTTAATTTAGACTTTGCATAAGTAATTGCTAAATCATGAACTATTTGTTCTTTATCCATAATACACACCTCCCTTCGAGGGAGATTATACCACAGAAAGGAAGTCAGTATGAAAAAAGAAGAAATAAATGAGTTTATGAATATGACATTACAGGAGAAAAAAGACAAAATTATTGAAATAATTCGCGAGATTCCAGAAGATTCTCCGATTCACAAGGAACTGTACGAAACACTGAAAAGAGAAATGGAGGAAAAATAGAATGATCAAATGTGAAGGCGGGAAAGTTGAATTAGAAGAAGATGCAAATAAGTTGCTTTCTGAATTAACCGCAATATGCAGGGGACTAAGAGTTTTCCTTGTGAAAGAAGGATATTCCAAGGAAAAAGCCGATGAACTTGTTTCTGAATCAGCTCAGATGGGGTTGTGGACAGACGAAAAAATACAAGAAGAACTTGACAGATTAAGGACAGAAACGCTTAGAACGTTTGCGGAATTAATATTGGGGAGAAAGATTTTTGAAGGAGGAAAAGAGAATGATTAAAAGTAAAGATGGAGCAGTTGAGGTAAAGGGAAGTACAACAGTTTTAATGACTGATTTGTCAATGATTATTAAATTGTTGAGAGAGACTTTTGAGGAAGAAGATATTCCAAAGGAAACAGGAGATAAACTTATCAGAAAGGCTGTAGACGTTGGGTTCTGGACGGAAGATAAGCTTGACAAGGAACTTTCCAATATGCGAGCGGAAGTACTTGGAAAACTTATGGGATTAGCATTGTCGTCAATCTGGGGAGGGACAAAAGATGAATAAAAATACTTATGAGCCAGAAACCCTCGAAGAGGAATTTGCTTTACTAGCCGGCAGGCTTACAGCTTTGGAAGCGGTTTTAAATGCTAATGATAGCACATTCATTGATAAAAAGTATGTAGCTGCGATCATGGGGATTAAATATTTCGAAGGGGATTCCGATAAGAAAGAAGAGTGAAACGCCCCGGAGGTGACGCAACACCTACCGGAGCACGTATCTAACTTAATTAGGGTAAGTTAAATACAGGATAAGTATAGCACACCTTCCTGTATTTGAAAAGAAAATTTATACCAGGAGGGCATTTTTTATGTCTAAAATCACAAAACACACCGAAAACGTAACTAAAAACCAGAGTCTTGCAAGCGAAATCATCGCAGATCAGGTGGCAAAAACAAAACGTCTGGAAGTCGCAGTTGTAGCACTATCAGTAGCTTTGCTTGCAACAGCAACAACAAAAAGAAAGAAGTGAGGGATATGAGAAAAAGAATGTATTTTATCGGAGTGATGGCACAGGTTGGAACATTTGCCACGATTGCATTATTGCTCTGGTGGATGACGAAAATGGATGTACTTAAGCTGTTCTGCATAAGTGCAATGGTATCTTCAATGGTATCCCTTCCTATTTTAATGCAGATAGAAAGGTGGGTAAACGGAGTTGAATAAGCTTTTGGAAAACAATCAGACAACACTGGTTGGAGAAATTAAAACAGAATTCGAATTTAGCCATGAAGTATATGGTGAAAAATTTTACCGATTCGAACTTAGCGTAGAACGATTTAGCGGAACGAAAGATGTTCTTCCGGTTGTAGTTTCTGAGAGACTCATTGATGTGAAACAGAACTATACAGGAGAAATGATGGAAATTCAAGGGCAGTTCAGATCGTTCAATAAGCACGAAGAAAATCACAGTAGATTACTTCTTTTTGTGTTCGCAAGAGAAGCAAAATTCATGGACAAAGACGCACTTCCAGTTAATCAGATTCTTCTGGATGGTTTTACTTGCAAGAAACCAGTATACAGAACAACACCTAATGGAAGAGAGATTGCAGATGTACTTCTGGCGGTAAATAGATCATACGGCATATCTGATTACATACCATGCATCTGCTGTGGCAGAAATGCAAGATACATGGGAACCTGCGGAACTGGCACACATATTATTTTACAGGGAAGAATCCAGAGCAGAGAGTACAACAAAAAAGTCGGAAATCAGGTCGAGAAGAAAACAGCCTATGAAGTGTCGGCTTATTGGGTGGAGGATAAAACAGTATGAAAACAGTAGAATTGAAACAGCTTAACATTGAAAACTACAAGAAGTTTGAGTCTGCGGAGTATCAGTTTGCACCACGAACGATGGTGTCCGGTAGGAACCGTCAGGGTAAAACAACGTTGATGGACGCATATTTTGATACACTGACCGGAAAGCTTGCAGACGGTACATCTCCGAATAATGTCAGAAGAAAAGAAGACGGAGAAGAAGTTGAGGGTGTCGTATCAAGAGAACTCACACTTCTGATTGATGGAGAGGAAACCGTGATCCGTAAGGAAACGAAGAAAGGTAAATCTTCCAGTACCACAAAATATCAGGTTGATGGGTTTGATTACAACCAGACGAAGTATAAGGAATTTTTAAAAGGAATATCAGACTCAGAAACCATTATGATGTGTAGTAATGCCAGAGTATTCCTTAATGAACTTCGAAAATCAACAGCAAGTGCCAGAGTAATGCTTGAAAAGATGGCAGGGTTCAATGCGGATAAAGTATTACAGGACAATCCAGAAGTTTCGGAAATCATCAAGAATCATTCTGTCGAGGAAGTTGTGAAAAAACTCAATAGAGACAAAAAAGACTTCCAGAAGAAAATTGATGCCAAAAAGGTTGAAATTGATACCGTAAAGAAACAGGGAACACCAGATTTTACCATTCTTGAAGAAAAGAAGAATGCCGTGCTGGATAAACTGAATGGTCTTCTTGAAAAAGAAAAGCTGCTAAATGAAACCAATAAAACATATGACGAGCTCTGCTACGAGATTACAGGTCTCAAGAAATCCAGAGATGCGATCATTTCAAATGCAGCAGAAGCATTACAGGAAGAAAAGAGAAAAATCGTTTCCTTATTAAATGACAGGCGATTCAAGCAGAAACATGAAGAAGAAAATCTCCGAATTCTGGGAAATTTCCTTGCGACCGCTGAGAAACCAGAACGAATTCAGCAGAGAATTACGGTTTTGCAGGAGAAATATAAACAGACGTATGCGTCCACATTTGATGAAACAGCTTTAAATGCCATACAGAATGAAAAATTTGATCCTGAATCAGCTATTTGCCCGACCTGCGGACAGGCACTTCCGGAGGAACAGGTTGAACGTCTTAAAACTGAATTTGAACAGAAGAAACAGGAATTAGAGAAGCTTCCGGCAGAGCCAGATATGTCTGGAAATGAAGAGTATCAGGCAGTTGTAGCAGAAATCCAGAAGAAACAGGAACAGCTTGACGGACTGACTAATAATTCTGAGGAAAAGGCAGCAGTTCAGGCAGAAAGAATGTCTGCTGAAAAGGAACTTACAGGAATCGAAATAAAAATTGAGATGGCAAAACAGGCAGTTCAGAAACAGACAGAAACACTTGAACAGCTGAACACAGAACAGAAAGAGTTAGGTCAGGAAGATTCCGATATTCAGCAGAAACTTGACATGTTGAAAGAATTTTCCATCAAAAAAAATCAGGCACTGGCAGAAGCTATCAATCCACTTTTCAAGCACTTTCAGTTTCAATTTTTGGACTATACGCAGGACGGTGAGCCGGTGGAAGTTTGTAAAATGATTTGTGACGGAATCGGATATTTTGATGGATTGAATCACTCCGATCAGATTCTATGCAATATTGACCTCGTGACTGGATTGCAGGAATTGAACGGCTTAAACTTGCCAATTTGGGTTGATGATGTTGAAAGTGTGAATGCTGACAGAATACCAGATACAGGCAGACAGATGATTCTACTTAAAGTTTCCGACGATGAATTAAAAGTGGAGGGAATTTAATATGGCGACAACTACATATAACATTCCAGAAGCAATCAAAGCACAGGATTGGTATTGTAAAACAAAGATATTGCCACGTTTTGCACCGGGCAATGGTATCTGTTGGTCTTGCCACCAGAATATCTATTCCGAGAAAGGACGGACACGTACCGGATATGACACACAGGGCATCTCAGTAGAAAGTGCAGCAGGGCAGTTGATTACGAGTTGCCCGTTCTGTAATAGAAGTTATTGCGATTAAAACGCAATAGGATTAGCATAGTTAGCTTTGCAACGGCAAGACGAAGCAATGAGAAGCGAAGCAAGGGATATGCATAGAACAGATATGAAATGCCACGGCATAAAAGCGCACTGCTGAGAATCGCAAAGGAGAAGCGTAGAAACGCGCAGAAAAGCCAAGGCGGGGTCACGCATCGCAAGGTTTGGAATGGCAAAGGAATAGCTTAGAAGGGAACGGCGTGGCGACGGATTAGCCGAGAATTGAATTGCGGTGGAGAAGCGTAGAAACGCACAGAAACGTAACGGAACAGATATGTGGGGAACCGCACTGCAACGGATTAGCGAAGCTGAGAAAAGCCAAGGAAGAGCAGTGAAAAGAACAGCGCAGCAATGGAACAGCTTAGAAAATCGAAGAATTGCAATGGAGGAGCATGGCCTTGACAAGCAAAGTATTAAGCAAAATAAAAAAATCGGAGGAATATGAGATGAAAGAATTAAAAGTCAGATTAACATTTTTAGAGGAAGTTTTAGGTACTGCAAATGCAGAAAAAGATATTCACGAGAAGTTTATAGCATCAAAAGCACCAGATGCACCTTCCAGAGAACAGGAAGTTGAAGCTTTAGGAGTTGAAGAAGTTATTGAAAAAGGTCGAACAGTATTTCCGAAAGATGATAACGGCAATCCGTTCCTTTGGGACTACCAGATCAGAGGATTCTTTAAGTCAGCTGCACAGGCCGGTTCCTATATCGGCGGAGCAAAGAAACTTGCAGCTTATAAGAAAAAAATTGACTTACTGGTATTTGTAAACGAACGCAAAATTCCGTTTGTTCTTCCAGAAGGTACAGAACTTTCTGATTGTCAGAGACCACTGAGAGCGCAGACAGCACAGGGCGAAAGAATCTCTTTGGCAGACAGCGAAACTGTGCCGGCAGGATCAACAGTAGAATTCACAATCAAAGTACTTGATGATTCACTCATGAAATATGTAATTGACTGGCTTGATTATGGAGAGTTTAACGGCATTGGTCAGTGGCGAAACTCAGGCAAAGGCCGTTTCAAATGGACTGAAATCACAAAATAAGCTACGGCATGGCTGAATGTAGTTATGATAGGCAAAGCAAAGGCGCAGAATTGCTGGGTAATGATTTGCTTCGGCGAAGCGTAGCAAAGTAATGTATCGGAGTGGTACTGAGAGGTGCAGAAGGGCAAAGTTATGGAATTGAAAAGAGTTGATACGTTTTGGCAAAGTAAAGAGAGGTTTCGCATAGTGAGGTAGCGGAAAAGCGCAGCAGAGCAATGTGTTGTAAAGAAATGTAACGCATTGGCGAAGTAGGGCAGGGCAAAGATACGTATAGGCGAAGCACGGAATAGAAAAGTAAAGTATAGCAATGGTGCTGAGTAGAGAAGATGAGCAAAGGATAGGCAGAGCGTAGCTCGGTTATGATTTGCTTTGGCGAAGTGCAGAACTGAACAGAAATGCAAACAAAAAATGAGTTAATTAATAAAAGAAAAGGAGAATTAAAATGGCAGAAAACACACAGGTAGCAAATTTTAACACACAGCTTTCCTACTACACAAATCGGTATGTCGATTTAATGGAAAGAGATTTGACTTCAAGAGGAATGGAATTTGATTCATATTCAAAAGATTGTGTAGTAGCAGCAATGGGATCTATTTTCCAGATTGTACATGAAAGCGGTGTGAGTTTTGAAGCAATCAACGGTTCTAATCTTAAATTTATCCTGAGTAAAGTCGCAGCATTAAAGCTGAACGCAAATGCACAGCCGAGAGAATGTTATTTCCAGATCAGAAACGTAAACATAGCGGCAAAAGGGCAGAAACCTCAGTGGGAGAAGAAAATCGAATTTGCGATTGAGGGCGACGGAAACGATGCTCTTGTAAGTAGATATGGTGTCAATGTGGCTAAAGTATTTCCATATTGGAAAGTAAGAGAGGGTGACAAGTATATCCCACCAAGACACAGAGGTGTAGAAATCACACCGCCGGAATGGGAAGAATCTGGAATTGGAAAAGTTGTTCGCGTGGTATATCCAATTCAGTACAAAGATGGTCACGTTGAATACCTTTCATGCGAAAGAGCAGACGTACTGAAGAATCTTGCAGCACATATTAAGAACAATCTTCAGAATGAAACATTCGGTATTTGTGCAGACAGATACAAAGCTACAGATGCACAGAAAACTCAGATTGAAGCAAAGAAAAAAGAAATCATGAAAAAGGTTGCTGATATTGGGGAACTGGAAGCAATTATTGATTGTGAGGAATTAAGACCATATATTTCACCGTCTTATTACGAAACGCAGTCGAGAGAATCTATGATTGTTCGTAAAATGCGTAACAACATTATGAAGTCTATTCCTAAGAAATGGGATAATCCGGTACAGGCATATGAATATAACACGATGGACGCTACATACAGGGAAGTACAGGAAGAGATCGAACAGAATGCCAATAAAGAGGAATTCATTCCAGAACCAATGGCAATCGAAGAACAGCCAAAACAGCCAACAGTTGCAGAAGCCGTACAGCCAGCTGAGAAGGAACCAGTTCCGGCAGCAGGTAAAGAACCAGAGATTCCAGATTTTATGAAACAGGAGGAATAAGATATGTCAATAATTCATTCAGTGTTTGAGTCATTGCTTTATATCTCATTCTTACCATTGTTAGGCGCAATAATTTATGCGGTCGCAAAGGATAAGACCCGACCATTGTTCATAGCCTCGGCAGTATCACTTGTTATGAACATTCTTGTTCAACTTACGAGGTGATAGCATGATCGGGACGTTAGAAGAAGTTATGAAAGATATGAAATGTGGAGTATTTGACTTCACAAAGGACGGTAAATGCAGTGGTTGCGGACAATGTTGTAGCAACTACTTGCCAATATCCAGTAAAGAAATTAAAGAAATCAAACGTTACGTAAAGAAGCATCATATCACTGAGCAGAAACATAATTATCCTTCGGTTGTAGCTTTTGACCTTACTTGCCCGTTCCTGGATGATTCCAAAGAAAAAGAAAAATGTCTCATTTATCCAGTGAGACATGAGATATGCAGAGATTTTGTCTGCAACAATCCGAACGGGGCAATCAAAAACAAGAAACTTATGCATAAGAAGTACGCAGCAGTAGATATGCGAGAAATATTTTTTGGAGGCAACGGGAATGAACAATAAAGAAATTTTACAGAAAGCAAAGGAACTGGTTGAGTTGCTGGAACAACAGGAAGAAGCTGGCAAGGTTGAGTTGTCAATGCTGAAACGAGGAGATGTGTTCCAGACCACTGGGAAGCGTAAATACAAGGTTCTGGAACAGTATGGAGATACAACGAAAATTATTTCGCTTGATCTGGTGAAAAAAAATGTAGAGTTTGGTGATACCTCAGATTACAAAACATCAAAGGTAAAGAAACTGTGTGACATTGAAATTCTGAAAGACTTCGAAGAAGAATTTGATGCAGAAAATATCGAAACACACACAGCAGATATTATCACTGCGGATGGACAGAAATTGGGGACTGTTGATTGTAAAATTCGACCGATTACGTTTGATGAAGCACGAGAATACACAGATATTACACCGAATAATGATCTGAACGACTGGTATTGGACGTTGTCGCCATGGTCGACAGAAGAGCGCGGATGGAGTAGAAGCTTATCCGTTGTTTCCCCTTCGGGCAATGTCGGCAACTGCAGTTACTACAACGATTATGGTGTTCGCCCAGTTTGTATCTTAAAATCTAATATCTTTGTATCTAAGGTGGAGGAATGATTATGAAGAAAAATCTGAAATATTTTGAGGATGAATTATCCAGATTAAGTAAAGAGTTCACAGAATTCAAGAAAAAGCACATCGGAAAGCCGGAAATCGGAAAAGCTATTGAACTTGCTGGCATGGAATGGCTGATTCTGGATAATACAGAAAAAGGATATTTTGCCATTTTGAATGGATTTGATGGAAAAGAAAGAACATTTGATTTAGCTTCAAATAACTGGATTTTGAGTAAACTGAGAAATGAGTTAAATACTCGTTTTCTTAAAAAAATTACTGACGAGTTTGGAGAAGATGCAGTTATTGAGTTTGATCGAGATTTGCTTTCTTTGGACGGTCAGACAGAATATGCACATTGTAAAGATAAGATTTCGATTTTGACGGTGGATGAATACCGAAAATACAGAAAAATCCTTCCAAATATGGATAAATGGTGGTGGCTGCTTACTCCATGGAGTACACCAGCAAATGATTACAGTACAACAATTGCCATTGTTTCCCCTTCGGGCGTTATCTTCGACAGCTTTTACGACGGCGAAATTGGTGTTCGCCCAGTTTGCATCTTTTCTTCTTCAATCTTTGAATCAGGAAATGATGATTGATGGCGAATGAAGATTTAAAGGTAATAGCAAAATCCAAGCAACTTGCAAAGCATACATTAATAGTTACGAGTAATGCCAGACGATACCCGAAGAAATACAGGTTTTCACTTGTAGATAAAATGCAAAATAAAGCATTGGAAATTTATGAGTCACTATTTGAAGCCAACCGAACTGATCTGAAAGATTATAAAAGAGAACGATTAGAACTTCAAACAAAAGCCATTACTCATTGTGATGAGTTGATGTACTTTATAGAACTTTCATATGAATTAGGAATTATCAATTCCGGTGGAATGGAAGCATGGTCGCAAATGGTAAAAGATATAAAGTATATGACTATTTCATGGAGAACAAAAGACAGGAAAAGATAATTTTCACAGGTTATGCACTGCGAATACTATTGTTTCCCCTTCGGGCAATATCAACAACAACAATTACAACAACGAAAATGGTGTTCGCCCAACATGGATCACATGCAGACAGAGTAAGCGTAAAGCTGAAATCAGAAAAGATACAAGCAAATGCATAACCTTTCCGCAATGGACAAATATAAAGGAACAAAATAAATGGATAAAGAAATTGTTGCAAATTTTGAGAATTTATATCGTTCTTACAAAAAGGTTAAGAGCGGTAAGAAATTTAATTCAGGTACTGCAAGATTTTCTAATTTGTCTCTTGAAGGCATTCATCTCTTGAAGGAACAATTGGAAAGTCAAACGTATACCATAAATCCGTATAATAAATTTCAAATTCATGAGCCAAAAGAGCGAACGATAGAATCATGTGCATTTAAGGACAAAGTAGTGCAGAGATGCTTTTCTGATTACATTCTGACACCAAAACTTGAAAATATCCTGATTAAATGGAACACTGCCGGGCAACAAGGAAAAGGGCAACACATGGCGATGGATGGATTAAGAGATCAGATGTTGGATTTCTATAAAAGAAATGGAATGAATAGTTGGATTGTAAAATGTGATATTCACAAATACTTTTATTGCATAGACCATGAAATCATGAAAGATGTTTTGGATTATTACTTTGATGATGATTTTACAGTCTGGTTGAACCATTTGTTTATTGACAGTACAGGTAATCCCGGGCTTCCATTAGGAAATCAGGTAAATCAGAAGTACGCATTGTTGCTTTTACATTCACTGGATCAGATGATAACGATTGAATTTGGAAATCCATATTACGGACGATATAACGACGATTTTTATGTTCTGTGTAAAACAAAAGACGCTGCCAAAGAAATTTTTGAAGCAATCCGAATGATTATTGAAAGCCTTGGCTTGGAATTAAACCCAAAGTCACAAATTGTACCGTTCCGAATGGGACTGTGTTATCTGGGCTTTCATCATTACGTGACTGATGAAGGAAAATATATCAGAAAATTGCGTGGTGATAAGAAACGAAAAACACAGAGAAAAATCCGAAGATGGGTACGGGCAGTAAATGACAGGAAGATGTCGATAGAAAAATTCCATGAAAAATACGGAGCATGCAAGAATCATATGCTTCATGGAAATTGCACCAAACTATGCCATAGTATGGATTTGGATATTGAAAGGAGAATGAAGTGAGATTAATTAGTCAGAATGGGGAATTTGATGTTCCTTATGAAATTGCAGTATTAAGTAGAACAGAAAATATCATAAGAGTATATGTGCCGATAGTTGGTGAAAAAGGAACAATTATGGCGACATACTCAACAGAAGAAAAGGCTAAGAAAGTTATGGAAATGTTGCACAACACATATACAGGAGCATTTTTCGCACAGAATATAGAAGTTCCAAAAGATATCGAAAAGGAATTCATGAATATGGCAACAACAAAAGGTTTTGGAATTATTAAAACCATGGTCAACAGCCCAGATGTGAAATTCGAACCGGCAAACATTGTGTTTAAATTTCCAGAGGATAAGGAGGTATAAAAATGAGCTATAGCAGTTTATATGGAATTGATAAAGATTACAAAGGAAATGTTATTGAAGAGTTCGGAAATTCATGGCTGTTTGCGCCTATTGTATGGGATGTTTTGACAGAAAAATATATCCCGCCACGTAAATTAATAAGTCATGGATTTAAGAGAAGTATCATGAATGATATTTCTCTTTGGAACGAAGTAAACAGTGAAATCAACAATTGTGACAATGCGGCAGACAGGATTTGCTGGGAATTTTCTGGTCAACAGGTTTTCTTCACAAAAGATAAGAATTGTGTGGCAAATGCGATAAGAAGCTTTATTAAGCAAAATAATAATTATTGCAGAGACACCGAAGATAATACCCCGGTGTTGGAAAGAGAGCACATCATTGAAAGATTTGAAAAGATTGCTAGCGCAACAGAATTGCTTCCGGAAGATACACTGTATTTTGTAATGAAAAACACTTCTGTCGACGATAGCGTAGGAAGTTGGTTCGAAAAATATGACGAAGAGCAACATGAATATGTAGAATCCGGTCTTGATCAAGTTGATAAATTTGTTACAGAATTTGTCGTGATTGAAGATGGGAAAATTGTGAATTTTATAAGCAATTTGGATTTTAAATATTGAAAGCGAGGTGATTGAATGCTCTTAAAAGTAATTAGCACAGGCAGTACAAGAGGCAACTGTTATGCATTACAGACAGAATCGGGAGAAATGCTACTTCTTGACTGCGGATGCAATTACAAGAAAATCCTTAGAGGGATTGACTACCAGATAAGCAATGTTTCTGGCGTACTTCTTTCACATGAGCACGTAGATCATACCAAAGCATTCAAAGAAATAATGGACGCAGGTATTCAGATTTACACTAATGACGAGACAGTTGAGAACATGAACATCCGAACAGGCGAATTAATGAAAGGTGTTCCAGAAAGGCATCCGTTCAATGTAGGTTCATTCAATGTGATTCCATTCAATCTCCCACATACGACATACGATAAGGACACAAAGCAGCTTGTACCTTGCCCGAACTTTGGCTACTTGATAAAGCATAAAGAAATGGGAAGTATTCTGTACATGACGGATTTTGAGTACTGCAAGTATGATTTCCAGAGCGCAAAACCAACCCACATTATTATTGAATGCAACTACTGCGAAGAACTGGTGGATAGGTCAGAAGCCAACTACATCCATAGATTGAAAGGGCATTGTTCTTTGTCGACTTGTAAGCAATTCATTAAGCAGAATCATTCAGAATCGCTTAGGACGGTAACACTGGTACATTTGAGTGGACAGGCATCTGATGCCCGTAAAATACAGCGAGAAATACAAGAAGTTACAGAAAACAATGTTCTGGTTCAGATCGGACATGCTGGGCTGGAAGTTGACTTGAATTTATGCCCGTTTTGAAAGGAGAGAATTATGGAAAAATTTGAAAATTGGAAAGAGAAAACATTAGGGATTTATGTATATCCAATTAGCCCAGGGTGTGCATATGAAATCCACATCAACTATTGGGATAAAAAAACAGATATTATGTCCGCAAATGCAAGCCTGTATATTGTTGGAAATTGGCACAATAAAGACGGAACAAACACAGTAGAAAGAGAATGCTTACTTGATTCTATGCCAGTTATGGCTTGTATCGGAAAATCTATTGAGGATAACAAAGAAAATAACACAACTTCATAAGTAAAGGAGGAATAGCGTGGAAATGTCCGATTGTGATAAATGCAAATACCGTAGATGATGCATACTAGCATGGGACTACGGTTCACTTTACTGCAATGATTATGAGGAGGAAGATACATGAAAATTTTCTTAAAAGTACTGGAAAAGTTAAAGAAAAAACAGCCTTCAAGCAAAATTACAGACGCATATCTCGGATGTCAATACGATAAGGGCTGGAATGATGCAATCGAGAAGGTTGAGAAGCTGCTTTGTTCGTCTGGTTTATCGGATGCGTGGATTCCGGTAGATGTGAAACTGCCACCGGAACCAAAACCTAATCATATTTTTAAAGGAGACATATATTTGATTGCTACCGAAAAAGGAACAATTCCATTCAGAGCAATGTGGAATGGAGAATATTTTACAGACGGTTTCGAAAAATTGAAAGTAATTGCATGGATGCCTTTGCCAGCTATGCCAAAACCGTACAAGGAGAACAAACATGAATAAAGTAATTTTGATCGGACGTTTGGCAAAAGACCCAGACATCCGAATGGGAACAAACAATATAACAATTGCCAGATACACACTTGCAGTTGAGAGACAGTATCGCAAAAACAATGACCGTACATCAGACTTCATAAATTGCGTTGCACTTGGAAAGAATGGCGAGTTTGCCGAAAAGTACTTGCATAAAGGCATTAAGATTGCAGTTATCGGAACTTGGCAGACTGGAAATTACACTGACAAGGACGGAAAGAAAGTCTACACAAATGATTGCCTTGTGGAAACACATGAGTTTGCGGAAAGCAAGAAGAGTCAGTCAGAAGAACAGTCGCAGCCACCAGTTCCAAATCCAGAACAGGACACAAGTGGATTCATGGATATGCCGTCAATTATGGATGACGAACTTCCGTTTAATTAAGGAGTGATGAAATGAAACCAGTTTTAGAAACAAAATCTACATACAAAGGTTATCCATATGTAGTTCTGTTTATGCCTGGAGCATACAGATGCGGATATGTTGGAGTACCTTACAGCCACAAGTTAGCAAAGAAAAGAGTTGTCGATTTAGGCTATCTTAACTGTCATGGCGGAGTTACTTATGCAGAACCATCACTATATGATTGCAACGATGATAATACATGGTGGATTGGATTTAATTGTGCTCATTGTTTTGATGGATATGATGTTGATGCAGCAAAGCAGTATTTTGGAGATGACCCAGACTTTAAAAGACTTTTTCATACAATGGAATACTTCTGGAGAGAGTCGAGCAAAGATTTCGGCTTCGAAACGGATTTCAAAATCTGTTCACTTGCTTATGTCAAAGATGAGTGTAAGAAACTCATTGACCAGATTGAAAAGGAGTGATGCCGGGTGGATTATAAAAAATTTCGTCAGGCCAAGGCTATCGAAGTGAGTAACAAGAAAAGGCTTTTAAAAGTTAATCCGGATTTAGATAACAAAAGCGGTATTTATTTCTTAACCAGAGTAGATGAAAACGGAATCCCATTCTTTTATATCGGGCAAGCAGTACATATAATTCAGAGGATGTGTTCACATCTCACTGGATATCAGCACATTGACTTGTCCATAAAGAAAAGAGGATTCTACAGTGAAGATAATCCTTTTGGATGGAAAATTAATTTCATTCATTATCCGGTAGAACAGCTTGATAAAATGGAGCAGTTCTGGATTCTGGAATATACAAAGAAAGGTTATCAATGCAGATACAACAAGACATCTGGAAGCCAAGGCGAGGGGAAAGAAAAGATTAATGAATTCAAACCAGCTAAAGGCTATAGAGATGGAATCAAGCAAGGAAAAACAACCCTTGCAAGAGAATTAAAGCATATCATTGATACTCACTTAGAAGTATCAATCAAACCGGAGAAATCAAACAACAAGGTGTCTATAAAGGCACTTGAGAAATTCAATAATCTTCTTGATGAAGAATCTTACAAATGATAAAGCTGCCGGTTCTGGCAGACAAAATCCCAAATAATTACAACTAAATATGCGCACGCCCTCTGGGTTTGGACTGATTCATGCAACTTCCTTGGCATATGATCGCGATCTGAACCCAGAGGTTAAAAGAAATGAGGTAACTATGGTAAGTAAATATAACACCGAAAGAAAGTATCTCGAGGGACAAGAGAACAGAAAAGAAATTTATCTGTTTCTTATCAGATATTTTACAAAATATGGATACGCACCGTCATTTAAAGAAATTTCCGAAAGCCTTGGCATATCAAAAGCAACTGTGCAACGACATATGAGGCAGCTCGAACTTGATGGCTTGATTGCTACTGCGCATCCGAATACTCCGCGAGCGTTTCACCTTGTTGGATATGAATATCAAAAGGTGGCAGAAGTATGAGAATATACAGTGTTTTCGAGAATGAACAATGGATTGGCGATATGACCGCTGATGATATTTCGCAAATGCTAAAATGCTCCAGACAAGAAGTTTTGAATGCGGTTTCATCCGCAAAACTGATTAACGAAAAATACGCAGTTGTCTATGATGGCGATAATACCGTGACCGGAACCACACCATTAGACAGGAAACTTCTGAAAGAATTTGTTCTAATCACAAACCAGTTGAAAGGGATGATGGGAGTATGAACAGGGCAGAGAGAAGAAGACAGCAGAAAGCGGCTGAAAAGTCACGGAATCCAATTCCATACAATTTTAGTAATTACAGTTTGGAACAGATTTCCAAAACGACAGGTGCAAGAGTTGAAACACTAAAACTGTACTTGAAGCAACGTGAAGATGAAATACGCAAGGAAATATCGGAAGAACTTATTTCAGAATCACAAGAAAAGCTATGGAAAGCAGAGGATTATATCGCAGTTGCAAATGTTCTTATCAGTTTGTTTGCAATTAAGAAAACATGGGGATTTACAAAATCCAATCAGAGATTCTTAGAAAACCTAAACTCTGCCAAAGAACACATTGAAGAAGTTGGAATTGAAAAAGCATACCAGGAAGCAAAAGAAACAATGGGAATTAAACTTGAATTTGATTCCATAAATATAAATAAAGAATTTGGGTTTGGAGAAGGAGAGGGATAATAATGGCAGAAAATTGTAATGAAAACTGTATTGAATGGATCAAAGGAAGCGAGTTTGCAGGAGTTACCGCTTCTGAAATTGCATTTAAAAATCAAGTTCTTGAACTTGCGAAGAAGAGACCAGAAGACGTTAAGATTATTGCCATGAATAATGACGGATCCATATATGCTCATGTTCCAAGAAAATATGTAAAATTACATGCACCACGGATTCTGACAGAAGAGCAGAGAGCCGAACTGGTGGAACGTGGAAAGAATATGTCCAGAAATAAATCAACTGATTGTGAAGAAACGTCAGATTTCGATTCTGATGATGATAACGAGGAAATGTTCACGTTTTAATGAAAGGCGGTTTTAGATAAAAATGAGCAAAGTAAAATCTTATGGTTTAAAAGCCTACGTATCCAATGCATTTGAGCTATGTGTTGGAAAAAGAATCAAATACGCAGAACGTGGTGAAGATGGAATAGAACATATCTACGAAGTAAAACAGATGTTTCCATTTTGCATCTTGCTGGAAGATATTTACGATCACACAAGAATTTGCCCTTGTTACAGTAAATTAAGCATGATGATAAGAGGGATTGAATAAGAATCTGGTTAAGAAGATGGGAGTTTAAAATGAAATTTATAGATTTTTTCGCAGGAATCGGAGGATTTCGTAGGGGAATGGAATTGGCGGGGCATGAATGCGTTGGTTTTTGCGAATTTGATAAATTTGCTACTGCGAGTTACATCTCAATGCACTTGCTGACAGACGAGCAGCGAAAGGCATTGGAAGATATTCCTATCAAAAAAAGACAGAAAGAGATATTGAAGGAGGAATACAGAAATGGAGAATGGTACGCAAATGACATTAGAAGAGTGTATGCCGGAGACATTCCAAAAGCCGACTGCTGGTGCTTCGGATTCCCTTGTCAGGACATATCCGTTGCAGGAAAACAAGTCGGATTTCAAGGAAACCGTTCAAGCTTGTTTTTCAGAGTTATGTACCTTGTCGGACAGCTCAAAGAAGAAGATAAACCCACTTACCTTTTCATTGAGAACGTTAAAAATCTGCTTAGTGTTAATGGAGGATGGGATTTCGCCAGACTGCTCATTGAAATGGATAGGGCAGGGTATGATGCAGAATGGCAGGTGCTCAACTCCAAAGATTTCGGAGTACCGCAAAACCGGGAAAGATGTTTTATTATCGGACATCTTAGAGGGAGAAGTACCTCAAAAATATTTCCTATCGAAGGAACAGACGGAAAAAATAGTGTTTCGTTAAATCTTTTTGGTTGTCTTAATGGCAGAAATTCACAGCGAGATAGAGTTTATAGCGATGATGGATTAGCTCCAACAATCAGTACGAAGCCAGGAGGAAATACAGAACCCAAAGTATCCATATTATTTGATACAAGTTATATTGGCCAAGATGGAAAAGCACGCATATATGAAAATATTTGTCCAACACTAACAAGCAGAGATTATAAAGAGCCTAGAAGTGTCGGAGTAGTATGCAATGTGAACCCGTCAGGAAAAGGAATGAACGGAAATGTGTATGATTCGACTGGCTTAAGCCCTACTTTAACAACAAATAAAGGAGAGGGAAATAAGATTGTAATCCCAGTATTGACACCAGATCGTATAGAAAAACGTCAGAACGGAAGAAGATTCAAAGAAAATGGCGAGCCAATGTTCACGCTTACAAGTCAAGATAGACATGGCGTAGCGATTGAACCTACGGGATTTAATTGTGTGCCAAATGGAACATGCAATCAAGGAATATTTGTGCAGGTATCAGAAGAATTAACGGTATATGCAGTGTGGTACGAAAAATATCAGTGTTACATAGCAATTAGAAAATTAACACCGAAAGAATGTTTTCGGCTGCAAGGTTGGTCTGATGATTATTTTGAAAAAGCACAGTTCGTAAATTCTGACAGTCAGTTATACAAGCAGGCAGGAAACGGAGTAACAGTGACAGTTGTAGAAGCTATGGCAAGAAAAATGAACGTAAATCTAAATTGATAGCATGTCAGTTGCTTATATTGGGAAAGTGAGGATGGAAAATGAAATTCAAAAGTAACGCGAAGCACAAAGAATCACCCAAAGCCGGGAGTATTTTTACATTGCAATATAATTCTTTGGGAATCAGTATCCACAAATATATCGGCTGCGGAGATGCACTGTTTCTCAACAGCAAGGCACTGAACATTGATAACTACGATCTTGAAACAGAAGATTTTGAGGAAGCCGTCAGCAAAGCGAAAGAAGTTGTCATGCGTGAAGTTAAGAAAATCAGAGAAGATGCTTACAGATTCTACGTAGACAACAATATTGAATTTGATAGATATTAAGGAGGACGCAAAATGTTAATCAGAAGTCAGGATAAGAAAGGAGGAATAAAATATGAGTAAGTTTGTAGACTTAACAGGAAAGCGTTTTGGAAGGTTAACAGTAATAAAGCGAAAAAAGACGGACGATACCAATAGAACATATTGGATATTCCAATGTGATTGCGGAAACATAAAAACCGTAGATGCGCACAGACTTAAAACAGGATACACAAAATCATGTGGTTGTTTAAGCACAGAATTTGCGAGGCAAAGAGCCATAAAACACGGATTAAGGTATACAAGGATATATAACATCTGGCGCAATATGAAATACAGATGTGAGCACAAAGATCACCCACAATATATTAATTATGGCGGTCGTGGAATATCTGTTTGCGAAGAATGGCATGATTTTATGATGTTTTATAAATGGGCAACAACGAATGGGTATCAATACAATTTAACGATTGATCGCATTGACAATAATAATGGATATTCTCCTGATAACTGTAGATGGGTGAACGCAAAAATACAAGGAAATAATAAAAGAAATAATTTAATTGTAGAGTTCGAAGGAAAACCAATGACAATTTCTCAAATTTCTGAGCTTACTGGAATCAATTACGAAAAATTAAGAAAGGCATTTCATTCGGGGCACATATATGAAATGCTTAATGATGTGCCAGAAGATAGTGAGGTAAAAGGATGAAAAATAGAGAGAAATATGCAAAAAAAATTCTGGATATTGCGTGTAACGGAAATAATATTGCTATCAGTAAATACGGTGAGCTGGAGATATGCCGTTCGGATTTTTGCCGAGAGTGTGCATTTTTGGGAACATTGAGTTGCAGGGAAGAACGTCTTCATTGGGCGAACTCAGAATACATTGAGAAGATTAAGATTTCTAAGAGCGACAGACAGTTTTTAGAATATCTGCCTAAAAAATACAAATATATGGCGAGAGACAGAGATGGTTTCTTACACGCTTATGATTCAAAAGTAGAAAAGAACGGTCAATCTTGGACGAATGCACAACATTATACAACAATGGATATGACGGCATTTAAAATTTCGTTTCCAATGGTCAGATGGGAAGATGAAGAACCTTGGTCGATTAAGTATTTGAAAAAACTGGAGGTGGAAGCATGAGTGATGAAATGACACTTATGCAGCATGAAAACGGAACATTTGGTGCATATGATGATACTTATGACATTGTAATACATTGCGAATCGAAAGAGGAGCAGAAGAAAGCTATTGAGCATTTAAAATCTACTAGCTGGATTCCGGTCAGTGAGAGATTGCCAGAGATCAAAATGGATTATGAGGAATGCTATTTGGTTACAGATGGCAGATTTTGCTGGATGGCATACTGGACGCACGAAAAAGAGTGGGTTTTTGCAGAATGCACAGATTGTAAAAATAAAATTGATTGGACAGACGTTGTGGCATGGATGCCGCTTCCGAATCCAATGAAAGAAGATGACGTTTAAATGGGGAAAGTAAAGAATTTAAAGGGTGAAAGATTTGGTAAATTAACAGCAATCGAGTTTGTTGGAATAGGAAACAGGCATTATGCCATGTGGAGATGTACTTGCGATTGTGGGAATGAATGCATAACGAGTGCGGACGTTTTAACAAGGAAAACAAATCACTCATGCGGATGTCTAGCCAAGGAGCATCTGAAAGAAATGAGCAAAAATAATATTACGCACGGAATGACTGGAAGCAGATTGTTAGGATGTTACAAAGCGATGACGAGTAGGTGCTATAGAGAAAAAGACATTCACTATAATGCTTATGGCAAACGTGGGATTGTTGTGTGCGATGAATGGAGAAATGATAAAAATACATTTATACAATGGGCTTTAACTAATGGATATTCCGATAACCTTACGATTGACCGTATAGATGTTAACGGTATTTATGAGCCACCTAATTGCAGGTGGATTCCAATGAGTGAGCAATATAAGAACAAACAATCGAATTGCAAGAAAATATTTCCGAAACCATATAAGGAGGACTAAATAAATGTTAAAAATAATGCGTTGCAAAGGAAACGGGCAAGGTAGTTGCAAGGGATGCAGCGATAAAGGCATCTGGAACAGGCACTGGACGTGCTTCTTATACAAGATAGAGGGGCAGGAAGGTTGCTACTGTGAGGAATGCATAAAAGAGATTGCGAGACGGGAGGAACGAGAATGATTGAATATACAGAAAATGACATCAAGGAGATTTGGGAAGCCCTCAGTACATTAATTTTAAAATGTGCAGAGAAAAATAGCCACGAGCTCAATTGCGCTATATCTTATGGAGATAAACTGAAACTTGATTGTTATTTCGATTTTAAAGTACATAAGGAGGACTGAATGGGATATTGTAAATTAGACTGCCCAGACGATGAAACAGAGTACTGCATCTGCTGTACTAAGCAGGATTCCTGCCAGTACAAATGTGATGATATGGACAGTTATGAATATGCAGAAGATTGCGAAGATTACGTTAAGGAGGAAGAGACATGATTACGTTCTTATTAGGACTTATACTTGGAATCATATTCGGAGTGGCTGGTCTTGTATGTGTGGCGATCATGTACGACAAGCACCATCCAGACGAGTAGAAAGGAGAACGGTATGCTGACAAGGAATAAAAAGCTGAAAGATTACGGGATCCCGGCAGAGGACATAGAAAAACTGAATACGATGCTGAAAGACTTCCCGGCAGAGCACGGATACCTGCTGTCCAGTGCCGCCTTGTCAGCTTGCCCGAAGAACACGGTGATAGCGGATATGGTTATTGAGAACATCTTACACCGGAAAAGTTACAGGAAAATCAGCAGAGAAAGATATATCCCGATGAACCCGAAAGACTTCT